CGGTCTAAGCTTCTCTGCAAGTTCTTGGGATTGGCAAACGTGCGTCCGTCAGAACATACGGCAAGCGACTTGATGCCCAAGTCAATGCCGACAGTCGTGTCACGCATCGGCTCGGAAGGCTTCATTTCTTGCATGGACGTGTCCACCAGAACGGAAGCAAAGTATCTCCCCGAAGGGGTCATGCTGATAGTGACAGTCTTCACCGTACCCTTGAACCTGCGGTGCAGCACGGCAGGAATATCTTTCGCTTTGGGGATTGTGATTGTTCCTTTTTCAAAATCCACACGGCAATGCTGTGGGCAAAGGAAGCTCTGCTTGTCCTTGCGGCTCTTGAAGCGTGGGAAACCGACAGCCTTGGTGTTGCGAAAGAAATTGGTATAGGCTGTATCAAGATTACGCAAGGAACTCTGCAAGGACTGGGAGTTGACTTCAGAAAGCCACTCATGCTCCACCTTCAGCTCGCTCTTCATCAAATTGGTCAAGTATACGTTGCCGAGCGTTTCCTTGCGTTCCTTGTAGGCTGTGATTTTCAGGTTCAATGCCCAATTATAGACAAAACGGCAGCAGCCGAAGGTCTTTGCAAACAAAACCTTCTGCTCATCTGTCGGATAGATTCTATATTTGTAGGCACGTAACATATTTACAAAGATACTAAAGTTAGTGAAAAGGGTAGCTGCGCTACCCCGCATTTTTCATCCCCTAAACTGATGATTTAGGGGTTTTCAAATGCGAGTTCCTATAAAGTATATAAAGGCAATCGGACGAAATCCGGTTGCCTTTTTTGTATTCCCTTCAAAACTGAATAACAATCTGATAATTTGGAATTGAAACAAAAGATTTTTGCCCGATTCGCGATGAAAACCCCGCGCCTCGCTACGTGGGACGTGTCCCCCTGGGACCCCGTCCGGAGGTGATATATGCCCGGGCGGTGTCCGCTGGTGTCCGCTGGTGTCCGCTGGTGTCCGCTGGTGTCGTTCCTCACCATGGAGGAACGACACCAGGAAGCAAGGAAAATGTAAATAAACCTTTCGTTTTAGTTCGAATAGTAAATAACGGTTAAATAAGTAAAGAAATTTGTGTACTTATTTGCGGATTAAAGAATATTATGTACCTTTGTGGTGTAATCAAAAAACAAAGATTACAAGAAGCCGCCGGGGCTTCCCAAAGCCCGGAAAACGCTCTTTCCAGGTATAAAAAAAGCGGGTATTACAGGAATACCCGCCCGGAAAAAAGAAAGATAAACCTTTCTATTACTTTGTAGCAAAAGCAAAGATACGGTTTTCTTTCCGTTCCAGAAAATATTCAGAAAGAAAAACGTTCTTTGAAAAAATACCGTATAAACGTGATCCGCGTTCCGGCTGGTGATCCTGTTCACTGTCATAGTTTGATACTTTCCCGGCTTGCATAGTTTGCAAGCCACACACGAAAGCAAACGGAACAAAGTACACGCGGCGCGGTTAGTCTGTAACAATAATATCCGTATGAGATAGTAATATATTGATAGCGGGAAAGGAGCCGAAAAGTAGCCTAACGGGTGAACTATGTTCTCCCGGGTCGTGCATAGTCGATACCCGTTACTATTACTAACTTAAAATTATGGACTTATGAAGACAAATGTATCTAAAGCAAATGTAAAGAAAGAAGCTATCAACGTGTTGACAAACGAAATGTTAAGCCCGTTTGCGGTTTTGAACGCTATCAATAAAAACCGGAAAGATCCGGCAATTATGGAACTTCTAAACATGTACGGGATAACAAAAAAGCTTGAGCTTTCGGACCTTTGCGGCCTGTATGACTATTCGGAAAGAAACGTCTTTTGCAAGCTTCGCAAAATTACAGATAAAAATAATATTGAGTTTTGCGAATACAAACAGGAAAAAATAGGGAACGCTTTTTATGAATATATACCCATACGTTTCACTATCCGGGACTTTTTCTACTCTTTAGAATCAGCTTTAAAACTGAAGAAAGAAGCGGAAAGGATTGAGCAAATGTACGCGGATCTCTTTAATAAAGAGGATAACAAAGCGGAGAAAGCAAAAGCAAAAGCAACTATCAAAGCTGCAAACAAAGCGGAAAAACGCGCTAAACAGATAGCGGAGAAAGCAAAAGAGCTACGGGACAAATATAAAGACGTGCCCGAAAACATTCTTTTGCAGCTTGCTGAAGAGTTTTTTAAAGCGGCATAAGCCGCGGCGGGTGTATGGTATTCGTCCGGGTCCGACTCCCGGACACCCACAAAAATATATTCTATTTCATACGGCCGGCAAAAAAGATACCTACCTATGTAATACGGCGGCACGTGTGCCACTGTTGCATATAGGGGCGCACGTGTGCGCCTGCAGTCATCCGGTCCCAGAGGCCGACGGTATCCAGGGCCGCGAAATCATAATTCATAATTCTATGGCATAACTGTACCCGTACGGGTGCGGTGTGTCCTGCAACGTGTTGAACGATCAGTCAGGGTGCACCGTGTCCGTATGGATTCATGTACGGGTGTGCTATGCCCTGTTCAATCTTGGGTGTATGCCGGAGTAGTTAACCGGAAAAGATCCATACTGTTTTAGCGTATGTATGGAACGGGCTGGGAGTTATCCGGGCCTATGGAATCAACGTACCATGCGGACACGTGTGTCTGTATGGCGGTGCGCCTGCAAAGGTCGTCTATGCGAAAAGTGTATCCGTGAACGCTATGCAAATAGTGTATCATGGTGCATATAGGCGGGTATGCACGGGTGTACCGATAACCAGCTTCGGGGGTGGTACGGAAAACCCCTACCTATGTAGTGCTATGCGCTTTCGGGTGCATGGCACTTCTTTTATGTCTAACTAAAAAACTTTTTAGGATTATGGAAGAATATAGAGTAACTGTAGATAAAACACGTATGGATTCAGAAAAATTAGCTGAACTTCTGGAAATGTGTGAAGATCATGTGCAACTAAAGTTTTGCGGTGCGTTTCTACACATTGATACGGATAGTCTGACTATATGCAGACTATTAAAAAACTATCTGCGTAAATAATTCTATCAGGCCGTTCACCTTTACCGGTGGACGGCCTGCAAACTTCTTAAATAGTTTGAGTTATGAAAAAGCAAATTAAAGTCATTCTGTGCTGCGTGTTTTTATTCGTGGCTTTATGTTTCGCCGGTCGTTCCGACTGGAGCGAACAGGTTATTTATGTAATGCCCAAAAGCGCATACGAAAGTATTACCGCAAAGCTTGGCGAAAATTGCAGCGACTACGAAATAGCAAAAGAGTACGTAAAAAATAAATCGTACTACGACGCTATGGGGTATTAATTCCATGCTGGAGGTACTTTACGGTACTTCCAGACACGATTACTAACTTAAAACTATAGGAATTATGAAGCTTTTAGATGTAAACGGTAAAAACGTAAATGTAGAAATCGGTTATGTATGGGACAGGGAAGACAAATACCTTGTTATCGTAGACAATGATAATAAAGTTAAGTATGTAGTAAATACATGGAGTAGCACATTTAATAAGGAATCGGTTGAATATTTGGCCTATAAATTCGCAATATTTATCTCAAAAAGCGAAAATGTGTGCTACTCATATGACAGGAAACATGCAAGAAAAATTTGTCATAATGACGATTTTGGTAGGTATAAAAAAAATTACAAAACTATATCTCCGTCAGAATGTACAGAATTAGGTTTACGTTATTAAACAAAACTGATTCCTGTTTATATCAGGAATCAGTGCTATATCTAACTTAAACTATGGAATTATGGAAAAATCAAAATTGTTGAAAGCACGTGTTTATGTAGGAACATACAAGGAATATAATAACGGATCTCTATTCGGCGAATGGATGAATCTGGCAGACTATCAATCTAAGGAAGAATTTCTGGATGCCTGCAAAGATTTACACAGTGACGAAGACGAACCGGAGTTTATGTATCAGGACTATAATAACATACCGGACGGGATGATAAACGAAAGTTATATCGACCCGCGAATATTTGGTATCATTCAGTGTGCAAAAGATATGGATGACACAGAGACAGAAGCATTCTTTACGTTTCTCGATATGAACTTTGTGGATTATTCCTATATCAAAGACGGTGAAGAGCTCGTAGAAAAGTTCAGAGATAAATACGCAGGGAAATTTGATTCTGAAGAAGCGTTTGCCACCTATATGGCGGAAATGAAATGGCCTGAAGAACTTCAAACTGAGTTTGGTCAGTATTTCGACTACGAAGCATATTCCAGGACATTGCTTACCAGCGGATACCGCCATCAGGGTGATTTCTACTTCTGTGTAGCTTAAACATTCCGGCAGGTTTTTGAGAATCTGCCGGTAGCTATTGTTTAACTATAAAACTGATTGAATTATGGACAAAGTTATTTATGCGTTCGGTGAACCGGTACCACAGGATATTATCGACCTGATCCGGGAAGAAAATGGAGAAGAATGTCTTACTACCGAATTTATAGAAACGACTTACTGGTACGAATATCTAGACAACAATCCGGACTGAGAGTGATTCTCGCTCCGGATTCTTTTATGTCTAACTTTTAAAACAATGGAATTATGATGACATTAGAAGATTTTAAAAAGTCAAACATGTGTTGGAATGGTAACGGATATTACACTACCGAAAAAGAATGGAACAGCAACTATCAGATAGCAAATAATGTGGAAAAAGAGTTTTTTACCCACTATGATAAATCACTTATGCAGCCGCAGAAAGGAGATATGATAGAGTTTGTAAATTACAATAGCTTTTACAATCATGCGTTGGTTGAGAGTGTAGATAAATTCGGATTGATGTATGTATGTGAAAGCGGAAGTTCGTGGACAAACGGTAAATATTTCTCAACTTCCGGTGGCGCGTTTACTCATATTCATTCTTCAAACTTTGAGTTTGTTGGATATGAAGACCGCGTATTCTGGACCTGGGGTTGTTATGGATCAGGAGCCCAACAAGGTATTTACTTCACTATAAAAGTGAAAAAGTTCCGCCAAAAAGAAATGAAGCTTGTGCCTATGCACAAAATATATTTCAACAGTCCGCACTACATGAGAGAAAGGCATTCAAAGGTAGTAATTATGCAGGATTTCATGTACATATTTAAAGAGTTCTATACTATCAAGGCATTTAAAGAATGGGCTGGATATGTAGGACTTACTTACAGAAAAGATGATTCCGGTCAGTATTATGCAAATCAGTTTCTAAAGAGCGCATATTTCTGGAAGCTTGAAGAACTTCCTGAAGGATGCAAGCCTGTAGAAGACTGGTGCAACGGTAGCAAAGTAAGATGCTTTGCTCATAACGATGGCAAAACGCTGACTATCTATCGCCCGAATCCAAATGCAAAAGACGTTTACATTCCCATGAGTTAACTGAATGCCGGTGGGAGAGTGATACTCCCTCCGGTTGCTATTGTCTAACTTTTAAAAATTTGAATTATGGGAAATCAAAAATCAGGATTATTAGTAGTTGTATTTGCTAATGATGGGAAAGGTGGGATTTCAGAATGGTTTGAATACTCACGAGAAAAACCTGACGAAGTTATAAATCTGCTCAAGTATATGCGTAAAAAATATAACGCATATTGGTGGGGAGAATATAAGATGTTTCGTCAAGACAGAAACATAACGCTTACACAATCAACAAAAGAAAAGCCAGATTATGAAGGTAAGTTCAGAAAAATAAAACCTCGTAAATCAAATTAGCTACTAACCGGTCTAAGCATACAATCTTAGCCCGGTACTATCGTCTAACTTAAAAACAAGCAGAATTATGAAAAGAGTATCATTAGAAAAACAGATTGCAGGTATTATCAATGATGGTCAGGTACTCCGTAGCGAAGAATACAGAATGTGTGGTGAAACGGTAGAAATAAAAACCATAAAGGAAGGCAACTTCAAGTGTACGGTTCCAATGGGATATATGCAAGAGCTGCTGGCCAACGCACGCCGCATGTCACGTAAAAAACCTGAAAAATATCCGGTCCCTCAAACGCAAAACATTCTGGCATTCCTTTCCAATCATCGCGAAGTGATTCCTTATTATGTGAAGATGATCAAAGAAAAGAAACCTTTATCATGGTTTCAGATTCAGATGATAGATAATTTCCCAGAGAAAGCACAGTCAATCATAAAAGAGTCTTTGACCGGTACGAGATCTGATCTTCAGCATGTACTTTCTACAATGCCTACGGCATGGATTAAATATACAGCACAGACTGTATAATCCAATCATTTCCGGTGTGCTTTTATCGGCACGCTGGATGCCATTGTCTAACTAAAATTTTGGAATTATGAAAGTAGAAAAGAATTTAATCGAGAAAGTAGCAAAAGGTGAAACTGTTTTAAAAGGTGAAGCTGTGGAAATTGCAAAAAGAATTATTGAAGAAGGTCTTATTACTAAATTCAAGAAATTTGCATTCTTCTATCAAGGTGACGAAAAGGAAATATATGATGTTCAGGATTGCATAATAGACTTCAGGTTACATGGAGCGGAGCTAAATATAAACTATCTAAATCCAAATAAAGGGAAGATGACAATATTTGGAATAACATTAGAAGAATCTCTTAAAAGATTATTTGATGCGTTCACAGACAACAACAAGCTTATGAATGACCTTGAAGACAGACTGTTTACGGTAAATGGCATTAAAGGCCAGTTCAAACTTTCGTACACTGCACTTCACTATTGCTTTGGTGAGGGACGTATTTCTGAAAAACAATGTCTTGACATGATGCGTATCTAATCTACTTCCGGATTCAGGTTTACATCCTGATCCGGAACCGACGTGTAACTATAAAATTTTGGAATTATGAGCAAAACAAGATTCAATAAGAACGAAACAGTAAGCATATTAGGTCTCACAAAAGACGAGTATAATGCGTTACGCAGTGTTATGTATTCATCTAAAAGATGTTTTGACGAACCGGACGAAGATCAAGGTTATTATAGTGACGATGACTTCGTTTGTCTTCTGTCAAAAGAAGAAAAAGAAGCATTAGATAATTTGGAAATATAATTCCATCTACCGCTGTGAAGCGTTAGTTTTTAAGTTAGTAATCCAGCCGTAGGAAAAGTGATTTTCCTTCGGCTACTTGTGAAAAATGACTATATTTACAACGTCAAACTTTTAGAATTATGGGAAATACATATAAACCGTTAACAAAATAATTCCACAAGTTAGTTTTAAGTTAGAACAAGTCCGGCGGAGATGGTACTCTTTCGGGCTACAAATGTTTAATATAAATCGTGAGACACACGTAAAACTGTATATCATTATGAAAAGAATAGGAGGCAACTCAGGTTATGTAGGTTATTCAATGAGTAAAAGAGCTGTATCTGCTCGTAATGAGGGTGCTTATCCTAAAACAGATTTTAAAAAAGAATATTCAGTTACGGCTTCACATTTTGATTACTTAGATAGAGCAGGTGTAATCTATGTATCAGAATGGCACCACACGTCTAAGTTTGGGAATAAGAACGATTTTTATAGATGGTCAGAAGATAAATACGCTGATATATATTTATCTTCAAAAAAAGAAATATCTTCTTTAATAAAATCTGTAGGTAAAGAACCGAGAATGTATGATTATCTGATTGAAAATATGCAAAAATTCTGTTATGACCATGATAAATATGTGAAAAGAAAAAATGAGGTAGTAAAAAAAATTCAAGCCATATTTTACAATGAAGATTAAAAATGTAACAATGATTCACAGAGGTTTGTATGCACACGTATGCCCTCTGTGTGGAAACATACTTGCTTCTTCATCAGAAGAAGACTTGATGCCTGAGTTTTCTATTTGTGATTGCGACAAATCTAATCATACTATTCCAGTTTTTGAGTTGTACAAAGAAAACGGAAAGACTATGATCCGAAGAAACACATATCCCAGATTTACAGGAGAAGTAACAATGGGAATTAGTTCAGATATTGAAAATGTAAAAGTAATTGACAAGATAGAAAACGCATTAGACTTGGCAAAAGCTATGCGAAAAGCAGGAGAATTTTTACTGAAAAGATAATTCCTGCTGCTGTGAAGTAGTATTTTAAGTTAGATCAGTCCGAAGGGGAGTGATACCCTGCCGGGCTACAAATGTTTAATATAAAACGTGAGGCACACGGGAAAAACTGAAATGTATTATGAGAATGTATTACACAGTGTTATACACAAGTTATCCATTAGAAGATGGGACACATTGGAAGAAAATAACAGAACCCACGGAATATTATTCCTTGGCGATAAAAGAGTATGAGGAAATAATCAAAAATATAGAAAATAAGATGGTTTATGACCAATCTGAAATACCATACAACAATGGATACTATGACCATCATTTTCAGATAGAATTGCTGTCTCAAGACTACAGTCATGGGGATTTTAGAGGATATGCAATTAACGAAAAAGGATCTCTTGAATACTATATCGGAGAATATATAAGAAAATCTTAATCATAATTTCCTGCCGCTGTGAAGCGGAATTTTAAGTTAGAACAGGCCGACGGAGAGTGATCTCTGCCGGCCTTCTTTATTTTTAAAATTTAATCACATGAATAAGAAAAGACGGAAAGAAATCGAAAATCTTCGGGAAAGCATCTCGGAGACAAAAGCAAAGCTGCAAGACCTTTTAGACGAGGAGCAACAGGCATTCGACAACATGCCGGAATCCATCCAGGAGTCTGAGCGTGGAGAAGAAATGCAGGAAATCATTGAATACATGGAGGCTGCAATCGACAGCCTGGAAGAAGCAACAGAAAGTTTAACCGAAATACAATAAAAACATGGAAGGATCAACTATTTTCACAATTATCTGTATCCTGCTTTGTGCAGGTTATCTGGTAGTACGCTACCGTCGTTATAACATTCACCGTGCGCTCGCTCTGCCGAAAAATCCTCCGCGCTATCCGGACAGCGCAATGAAATCAGCACGCGAAATCGGATTATTCCTTTTCAACCGTGCTAAGATTTGCGGAGTAAATTTCATGACAGCCGACAAGGACACAGGTGTATCTTACGAAGCCCTTCGGAAAATTGCATACGGGAAAGATACTCACATCGTGAATTTCCTGCGCATGGCTCACTTCCTCGGCTGCGAGGTGGTGATACGTCAGATAGGAACGACCGACACCGAGGACCCGGAAACGACTCCGCAAGTTTACGAGGAGATAATTGCCAACATTGAAGAGGAAAACAGAAGATAAAAACCAGTGATCATGCAAATATTCATCCCATCGCCAAGCTGCCTGCAAACCGCCAGGCAGCTCGACAAACGGCGGCTCAACAAACAGATCATAGAAGCCGCACAGATTCTCCGCGCCATCGACGGAGAAGGGCGCGGATGGCTCAACCATCCTGCCACGCGGATGTATCGTTCGCACAAGCTATGGCTCCAGCTGTACAGGGCCTGTCTGATGGCTTTCCAGTCGGGAGATCTGGAAACCGCCGCAGCAATCAGCCGTCAGGCCGATGCGGTCTGTCCGCCATTCGTAACAGGCGAGTTCTGCCGCCAGCATGCCAGACGGCTGTACACCAAAGCTCCCGAACTTTACCCCCAGTTTGCCGCGCTGGGAGCCAGTCTGGAAAACTGGTACGTGGTTGACGGACAGATCCTGAAATACGTCAACGGAAAAAGATTTCATAAAAGTGATTCCAACAGCTGCAAGCGTGCAGTTTTTGTCGGTCGCCCTACACAAAAACTACTTTTTCTTTACTCTTTTGATTATTTTTTGTTACATTTGCCACACTAACTAACAATTTTAAAACATAATTAGCAGGCAACATGTACTACACAAATCAACGTCGCAGGGAGCTTAACAAAGCTCTATTTATCAAACTGCAAAATCCCCTTTTAAAGACTTTAGCCGAAGAAGGCGATCCGCACATGATACTTGAGAAACTTCCGCTCAACGCAGAGGAAGTTATTTCAGAAGACTGCCTGGTGCGGAATATTCCCTTTTCCCCGATCCCATGGAATAAGGTGATGCCGGTGTTTTTCCCGGTGAACTATAACGGGCGCAAAGGATATATGGCAGCTTTCGTCAACCGGTCGGACAAAAGCATCCGAGCCGCGCTTGAGAAACTGAACTCGTGCGGACTTTACTATATTCCCGGCATGACGCTGGAGAAAGGAGCAGATTATGGACGAGTTTAAACGCATGGCCATGCAGGGATGTGTGGTTCTGATATTCCTGATGATTTTCGTGAGCCTTTGTATTTATGGTATTGTTTGCCTGGTAAAAGATCTGTTCTGACAATGGAAGAAAAAAGATATTACTACAAAGTTTCGCTGACAGACACGCACCGCGGACGCTGTATCAGCGAGTTTCTGGAGAAAGGAAAGAAAGCTGCCGAAGCTGCCGACAAGCTGGCGGCCGAACTGGGAGCAGAAGCGCGGACTGACCGCCCGGGGTGTCTGTATCCGGGAGTGGGAATCGGAAGCCTGAAGTTTAAGGGCTGTCCCAACCTGTTTGCTTACGAGTATATCGGAAAGGGAGAGTATATCCCCAACATGAACAACGAGAAAGGGAAGGAGATAGCCCAAAAGATCATCCGCCTGCCCGACGTTACGTCGGATGACTTCCGCGTAGCATTCGGCATCCCGATCAATCAGAGTCGCACGCCCCAATGGTTTATCTATCGCGGACGGGTTTATCTGTGCAGCAGATATTCACTCGGCCAGGAATACGAAACCATCCTTCAGCAGGAGTTTGAATCGAAGAAAAAGAAATTATGAGCTATTGGACGGAGCGATCAGTACGGGAACAGCCGGAAATAAAGGAAGTGATATCCCGATCAGAATATCGGGACATCCTGCTCGCACGCATGGCCGCCGGAGACCTTTATGCGTCGGAAACCCTGTCCATGGTGCGCAAGGCTGATATGGCGCTGGATATCCTTCGTGAAAAACCTATATACAAAAGAAAGAATGAATCCGATTGCAATGAAAGAAAATAAATTCAAGCATATAATGATAGATACGGAAACGCTGGGCAGGACACCTGGAAGCGTGGTCCGTTCGGTGGCCGCCATTGAGTTTGATCCGCAAACCGGAGAAACCGGACGGCGCAAGGTGTGGAAAATAGATCTGGCAGACTCCATACGCTATGGGTTCAGAATCGAAGCATCTACACTGAAATGGTGGATGATGCAGTCGGATGCAGCCCGCCGTAACTTCGTGGAAGGAGCGGAGACACTACTGGTGGATTTCATGGAAGAACTGATGGACTTCATGACCGAAACAGACGAAAACGGAGACTTTACGTTATGGTGCCTTCAGCTGGATTTCGACGTGGCTATGCTTCGTTCCATGTATTCCTGGTATAACCAGCACGTCAACGGGTCTGACGCAGAAGTGTTACCCTGGAACTTCCGGAAGGTGCGCGACGTCCGCCCGTACATGGATGCGCTTACTGAGGCAGGGCTCCTTCCGCCCAAGGTAGCGGACCGCCACACTCCGATGGCCGACTGTCTTGCACAGATCAACTATGTTCATCTGGCGATTGAAAACAATCTCGTAATCAGATAGCCATGAACGTCACCACAGATACCGTCAATCAGATCTATCAGTACACCACCTATCGGGCGAACGAACGGTGCGGAAATACCGTTACCGTTCCCGGCCTGCGGGGAGAGGCACATACATTCAGCGCCGACCGTCTGAAAGAAAAGTATATGCAGATACTTTCGGCCGTGAAGGGGCTTCCGCGAGTCATGCGGTACAGCCAGCGTCCGGAAGGAGCGCCCTGGATTCTGGCCCGCGGACACGGGAGCCGGTATGAAGGGGCTACTCTGGATTCAGCGGAACATCTGCTGATGATGGCTGTGGCGCTCGGTATGGCTAGAGTGCTGAAACCGGCCTGCGACTCGTGCAACGTGCCGAATGTGGTGATTGACGACGACCGGCTGAGAAAGCTGGAAATGATGCAGCCGCGGCGCGTCCGCCGATATTCTTTGTTATACTGGAAATAATACGAAATGATCACACTCGCCAACCGGACATATTACATTTGTTTTGACCAGAACTACACGGCAGCCGTTGTGAGAGAGTGGATTGAATCCGGAAAAAATCAGTCTATTATCCTCCGTAATGCCCGAAAGAATGTAGAACGAAGCGTCGTTCTTGTCATCAAAGACCGGGACGGAGACGACCTCCCATTAATTCAACGTATCGTTTTTGTTAGTCAAGGTAAAGTTTTTGTCGAATAAAACTTACTTTTTTGATACGTTATGAATTATTTTTGTTATTTTTGCCAATGAGATCTACTCATTTTAGGTTGTAAAATTTGGTTACTAAAGTAATTCCCGGGAGCGATTCCGGGAATTTTAAATCAGAACAAATGAAAGAGAAGAAGAATAAATGCTATAACTCCGGAAAGATCGGAGGGCTTTCCTACCTGCAGGCATACAAGAACTTTGAGCAGGCGGACCGCGAAATAGCGGAGATAGGACTCACTCCGGTAAATCCCATTATTCTCGGCCTGAAACCTTCGCGTCCATACTGGATGCACATGATCTGGGATATCCTTCTGTTGTCGCGTTGCGGGCATATCTATCTGCAGGCGAACTGGAAGGACAGCCGCGGAGCACGCATAGCGTTCCGCGTGGCGAAATTCCTGGGGATTCAGATATGGTTTCAGGGGAATCCGGGGGAAGACGATTCGTTCAGTGAAAATTTTGGTGATGTAATGAAAGTGAAATAGCCTATATATAGAATGGCTCCCACGCAACGTGCGACGGCGCATATTTTCCATACAAAAGTTTAAAGGTTTGACAATTCGCTTATCAGGGGGTTCGACTCCCCGGCGTGGGACTAAATATTTAAAAGAAACGATATGATAAACAAATGTACATTCATCGGTAATCTGGGGAAAGACCCCGATTATAAAGTGCTGGAAAGCGGACACAAGGTAGCAAGTTTCTCCATCGCCTGCAGCCGGAAAGTGAAAAACAAGGAAAATGGAGAAACAAAGGAATATACGGAATGGATTCCCATTGTGGCCTGGGACAATCTGGCCGAAATTATCAGTCAGCTGGCCCGCAAAGGTTCGCAGGTGTATGTGGAAGGAGAGTTCCGCACACGAAGCTACGAGGCAGAAGGAACCGGAGAAAAACGCTATGTATCCGAGATATGGGCACGCGATTTCCGTCTTCTCGGACGGAAGGCAGAATCATCGTCTGCTCCGCTTCCTACTTCGCCCGACGATTTCGGCAGCCAGCCTGCACCGGCTTCTGCTCCTGCATCCGCTGCTTCGGTACAGTCTGAGGTAAAAGCTACGCAGGGAACGCTTAACATGACTGACGAAAAGGATGATCTTCCTTTCTAATACGAACAGATTAATCATTTAGCGATATGAACGAATTTACAAACCCGGCAGGGAATCTGGGAAACAATCCTTTCTTGCAGGCTCCCTCCAACATTTCGCCCATGAAGGGGAAAAGCTCTGAAACAGGGCTTGCGGCTTCTATCAGCCGTCCGAAATCCATGATTCCCGTCACACGAAACCGGTTTGACCGATACACTGCACAGCAGCGAATGGCCAGTGCCGACATTTTGAACGCCCACCTGCTCATGGTGGAAATCATGATGACAAATATCACTCAGAAATACATCTACGAAGTGGTTTCCTGCCTGAAGGAACGCGGACTGATGCGTCACAACATGAAGCGCAGGGCCAACGAACTGGTAAATCTGTCTAGTGACCTTATGAAGCGATGCAATGCGCACGATGCCATGCAGGTGCGTACCTTTACAGAAACCATTTACCCCGGTCTGTCCGGAAGTTTCATGAGGGGGGGCGGCACACTGACACAGAAGCTTCAGAACATCTTCTGGAAAACCTACGGAGAAAAAATCAACCTCATTTATTTTGCTACCAAAAATGCGCTCGACAAGTGCAACGTGCGCCAGAGCGACCTTGTATCGAACATGGAGATGGTGGCCATGATGTGTACCACCGGAATCGAGTTCTACGACTGCATGTGCCGGAAGGTGGACGGACTGCTCAACGGAGTAGGGAAGGTGAACCGGCAGAAAAGCCAGCACAACGAAAAGATGATGGCTGCGGTGAAAGATATGCTGCGTGAGATGGTGGGAAACATTGAAATACCCGATAAGGAGGGAACGGATGTGCGCACCTTGACCGCACAGTTCCAGATGGAGCTGGTGAAAGACGACCTGCTGAAACTGGTGGAGAGCGGAATCGTTTCGCTACAGGTAGAGTTTATAGAATACGTCATCGCCAGTCTGCGCATGAAGATGGCCGGAGAAGGGCTCTGCTTTCAGGACTACCGCACACTGATGGCACGCATGGGGGCTAAGAACAACGTGCGCATGCTGCTGAATGAAATCGCTTCGCTTCCTCTTCCTGGATCGAACGACTATGAGGTGTACGATGTCATGGAAATGCTGCCCGATGCAAAGGCAGAAGGCGAAAGCGTGATTGACAAGTTCCGTCACCTCTGTCTGGAAGACCATATACGCACAGTACCTGAAACAAACGAATCCATTACTCTCAGAAAGCTTCGTCAGGAAGTCTACCGCAATCACGGTACACTGAGTATGCTTACCCTACGCTATCTGTACAACGTGTTTGGAACAAAGAAGGCTATGGCAGAATACATAGCGCGTGCGGATGCCGACGTAATGGCGCGTACACTCCGTATGCTGAAAACGGTCAAAGTGAGTCAGCTCGCACTGAAAGACGGATGCCGCTACGAACTCAACCTCGGTCAGGGCGTGCGTGCCATGTATGAGATGCACGGATATACCCGCGAAAAGTTTGCGTCCATGACCGGTGTAGGTATCAACCGATTGCTGGAACTGGAGGCAATGGGCGACATTGCACGCTATCCCAATGCAGAGAAAGCCGTCGGTCCGTTGGTAATGGACGTGGGTAAGATGCTGGGTGCAGACCCCCGTTACGTGCTGTTTGCTTCCCTACGTGAGACAAAAGAGAAAGGCACACTCCCGGAGGTTTACAAACGTCTTTTCCGAGAAATGGATAAAGTATATAACGATAGCAACGATAAATCAGAAGAAGATGGGAAAGAAGAAAAAAAGGAATAAGCCATCTAAATTATGGATTGGCCAGGAAGTGATAAAACCACTTAAAGGAAATTTTACGGAACTTGAAAATTCCTTATTGGAATTTACAAAGTCTCCTGCAAGCGAAGATGAAAAAAAGATGTACGCTGGAATTTTCAACATATTAGACTTAGACCGTCTGAATATCAGGAAACATTTAGAGATTCCACAGCTTGATTTCAGAAAGATCATAAGCAAAGAACAGCCATCAGGAACTAAAATAGCAAAATATATGGACGGAGAAATTAAAGTATCAAAATTCGGTGTCGGTCAGGTAGTAAAGCTGAAAGACTACGACGCGCTTAAATTGGTGAATGATTCCCTCATTTATCATCTGGAAGAATATGATTTGAAACGTATTTCAGACGCTCAGGTTGCAATCTACAAAGTGCATAATACCCGTCAGCTACACAAGAGCGGGAAGCCTGTATTCTGGTACGAGGTAGGTCAGTGGGGTCGGAACATAGTCGACGTTCCGGAAGATTTTTTGGAAGAACTGCCTGAACCGGTAAATATACCTGATGATAACGAAGGAGGAGAGAAACAACCGGAGAAACCTGTAGAAGAAACTATGGATGAAATGGCTGAGAAGTTTGAAGCGGTGCTGAATGAACTTAAACCTTACGATGCGCTGGCAGATGGGACTTTAAGATTCAAGCATGATAGAATAAATGCTCTGTATAAAGATTGTTTTAAAAAGACCGCATCCGATTTATATCGTACAGAAAGTTTACTTCATATTGCTGATTTAGCTCGTTCCGCTTATAAGAACAGATCTTTGGATAGTAGATTGTCTATGGCTGAAATTAGCGCACTACAGCTTGACACCTACCGCAAAAAGAATGCCGACTATGGAAACGCCTTTGAAAAGTCAATGGACGAAGACGGAATACTGGTAGCTAAAATCCGCATCGGTGACAAAATTCGGAGAATAAATTCCCTGATTAAAAATAATGGTGAAGGGCAGGTGAAGGACGAAAGGCTGGAAGATACTTATCTCGACCTGGCCAACTACTGCGTGATGACAATTCTTTGGATCAGAAAACAACAATCTAAATAAAACAACTATGGCAGAAAGTAATATCAGTAGAGACCACATCGCTATGGAAGCGATGAAGGTACTCATGGAGAAAACAGTTTCAAACAATCTGACATTAAAAAACCGGATCAGACAATTCTTTGGTCTGAATCATAAGACATATACAGCATTTGACGAGAAGATGATAGCTAAATTATCATACGAAATGGCCGATGCCATGATTGCACAACGCGAAAAAATAATGGAGGACAAATTATGATGCACACATGGTTTGAAGGAAAAATCCGCACGAAAAGGTAGCGGAAAACGGGATGAACAAGAAAGTGACAGAGCCCTATCTGGTAGATGCCCTGAGTTTCACCGAAGCCGAAGCACGTCTCATTGAAGAAGTCACGCCGTTTATTTCGGGAGAGTTCACTGTGACCGGCATCAAGCGGGCCAACTACAGCGAGATATTCCCCTCTGAAGAGGAAGGAGCCGGAACATGGTACAAATGCAAGCTGTACTTTATCACCATCGACGAGAAAAGCGGTGCGGAGAAGAAGACAGCTACCAACATTCTGGTACAGGCTGCCGACCTTCGCGATGCGGTGAAGAAACTGGACGAAGGCATGAAAGGTACTATGGCCGATTACGTCATTGCATCTATCGCAGAGACCGCCATCATGGACGTATATCCGTATCAGGCCGAAGCTGAAGTACAGCCCGAGTTCGAGGAATACGACTATGAGAAATTGTCTGCGGCCGCCCGTGTATGCCACAACCTAGGAATTACTGGGAAAGACGGAAGGAAATGTATAGGAACAGCCCCAATAAATGTGCTGAATGTTCATTACGGTTACGGAAGCGGACTGAAGCTTATTCGGCAGCTTATCAACAAAGGCGTTCTGAAACGTGATGGAGACTACATTTCCATAGTAGACAAACCGCTGGAAGAGTTCGACTGGTACATCAAACAGAAGGAAGGCGATGGAAAAGTGGAATAAGGCACTGGACATTCCGGTAGAGATACTTTTCAAGTACCTCTGCCGGGACTACCGGCGCGAACAGGCACGCACGGCGGAACTGGAGAAAAAGGTGGAAAAGCTTCAGGCAGAGCTGAACTACGAGCGTGAGTGCACTCCGTCGGTAGAAAAGCTGCAAAGGCAGGTTGCATCGCTCAAAACAAAGGTACGCGAGCAGGAAGGGACCATCAAGGTGAGAAACCTTACCATCAAGCGGTTGAAAAGCAGAATAGCAGAATAGTTTATGGGAAGACTGGAAAGATTTGAATATACGGAAACAAGCATACAGGACGGACTTCGCAACTTCATGAGCTCGCCGAGGTTCTTTCTTCGCAACATGTATGTGTTCGGGTGGGAGAGCGATGTGCTGGTCCTCACGAACTCCGGTTACTGGTACGAGATAGAAATCAAGATTTCGCGTGCCGACTTCCATAACGACCAGAAGCATAAATCGAACAAGTTCAATTATATCGCAGACGAAGGTACATGGAACAAACCGCATTATTTCTACTATGCTGTGCCGGAAGGAATGATTTCGCCCGACGAAGTTCCCTCGTTTGCCGGTCTGATTTACATGCACCGCTCGCGTCCGGAAGTTATCAAGAAAGCTCCAAGATTGCACAAAGAAAAAATCAGAGAAGAAGGTCTGGGACTGGCCGACAAATTCTATCACCACATGGTAAAGGCAAAGACAGAATGCGCACAGGCCCGTCGTGAAGTAAAGAATCTTCATAAGCCATTCCGGAAGGGATACAAGATGGGAGCCATGAGTGCAGTAGATGTAGCCTTACAAAAAATTCGTCTGCTTTGCCCGTATCACAAAGAGATAGATCATGTGAAATTCTTCTGTGAAAAACAGCAGAAGGAGTTCCGTTTCTTCTGCCATGGAGAATGTGGCCTGCTGGATAAGCTTCAGGATGAAATGGAGAAATCACTTAAAATTGGAGCCTATGTGGAACAGAAATAAAAAATATAGGGACTGGTTGCGTGCGCAGCTTGGATGCAAATATAAGGAAAGTATGTTCCCTGATGAAGAAGAATATCCGGAACTGAACGAAGAAAAAGTTCTGGAGGCCATACATATTATTTCCGTTGCAAGCAAACTACCGGAGAATAGGATAAAAGAGGCTGTTATAAAACTTATCAATGAACAGCAAATTCTATTTATGGAATCCGTAAATAGTGTGGCTCAAGCGGTAAGCAACCTTACTGACGCAAGTATTTTATCCGCAGAAGCACTTTCAAAGTATGCAGATAGTATTCTTAATACTCAGAAAGAAGGGACGGAAAATTCACGCACTAATAATGTGCCAATATTCTTTATGAGTGATAAGCCGATAGCTGTTGATCTGTGTTCCGACGAGATATTTAAAGAAAAGGATATTTATCTGGATAGTAATACATACGGGAAAGGATCATACACTGCTACAATAGAAATTCCATATACCACAGAGTTTGAGCGTTTCAGACAAAACATTGTAGACTCACAGATTCTTGTTGTCAGAAGGAATTATTACGACCAGGAAAGATATGAGAGCCAGCATGAGATAGCCAACCGCAACCGCCACACCTCACGCCATGTGCCGTTCTATTTCAGTATTGTCGGACAGAACCGTCACGTACCCCGGAAGAACGGTAAGAAGTACCATACAAAGTTTAACCGAAATGTGCGTCCGAAGGGTACACACTCACATTTTAAGTTATACAAATAACCAAACACAATAAGGATGAAGAATAAAATACGAGTCATTGAAGCATTTGCAGGATATGGTTCACAGTCTATGGCTTTACGCAGACTGGGAATAGACTTTGAGGTTGTTGGAATAAGTGAAATTGACAAGTACGCCATTCAGGCATATATGGCCGTACATGGAGACACTGCCAATTATGGTGACATATCAAAGATAGACTGGAGCAGTGTTCCTGATTTTGATTTTCTGACATACTCATTCCCTTGTACCGACATAAGTACAGCCGGACAGCAGAAAGGACTTGCAGAGGGTAGCGGAACACGAAGCAGTCTGCTATGGGAATGCCGCAAGGCAATAGAGGCAAAGCGTCCGAAATATCTTCTCATGGAGAACGTGAAGAACCTCGTATCGAAGAAGTTTACCCCGTACCTGAAAGAATGGATCATATTTCTTGAAGGGCAGGGCTACAGCAATTATACGAAAGTACTCAACGCAAAGGACTTTGGAGTACCGCAAAACAGGGAACGTGTCTTTATGGTTTCGATATTGGGAGAGGTTTCTTTTCATTTTCCAAAGCCTTTTACCCTTGAAAAAAGATTGAGAGATGTTCTTGAAAAAGATGTAGATGAAAGTTTTTACCTGAGTGAAAAGGTTGTAAATACACTTCTTGCAAGAAACGAGAAGAACAAGGCTAAAGGAAACGGGTTTAAGTTTGCTCCTAAAACGGGTGATGTGATAGCATCAAGCATCACGGCACATCCGAATGATAGACCGTGTGATAATTTTATAAAAGAACCTATTACTTTTCATATAGGAAATATCTATGGTGATAAAAAGGGTCGTGGATTTGCCGGAAATGTATATGATAAAGATGGAATTTCACCTACAATTATGACTAATGGTGGAGGAAATAGGCAGCCTATGATATTTGAGTGTTGCAATCAAGAAAGAAAATATGGGAATAAAAGAGTTCAATCATTGGTTGATAGTGGAAAGATAAGTGGTCATGAAGTTCAATTTCTTGATGCTTATAATCAAAAAGTATCTGATATATGTGGCACAATTAAGACGACTGTAGATACTTCTAATATGAGTTTTATTTCGGAGCCTAAAATAAATTCATCTCAAGATGGAGTAGTTATTGATACAGATGGCATAGCTAAATGTTTAACTTCTGGTCATTTCAATACTCCTAAAATTATTGAGAGTAATCATGATCCAAAAATTATTCAATCTCCAAGGGGATTTAATAAAGGAGCATTATTCAGTAATTGTCCGGCTATAACATCAAGCCGTTGGCAGGATAACAATTTTGTAACAGAATATAAAATATTTCATGATTTTAGAAGCTACCGCATCCGAAGACTCACACCTCGCGAATGTTTCCGCCTTATGGGAGTTTCCGAAAAAGATATAGACAATATTCAGAAATCAGGAATCAGCAGGACGCAGCAATATAAAATGGCTGGGAACAGCATTGTTGTAGATGTTCTTTATTACATCTTCAAGAAAATGTTCGTCGACAAGTCATGTGAAGATGCGCAATTATCTATTTTTTGATTTCAAATATTCACACAAATTTTATCAGGTGGAAATTTACGCATAAACGGAATTATGTTTAATTCGATAAAAATATGCCATTAAATACTCAATATAAAGTCGGAAGCAATCGCCCGGTAGTTGCGGTAAATCCAAATGGAACCGTTGCCGGATTTTTTGGATCTATAAAACTGGCCGCCAGTATCAGTAAAGTAGATAGAAATTCTATAACTGACAGCTGCTTACGTGGCGCTATATGTAGAGGTCTCAGGTTTTACTATGAAAAGGATTTCAGAAAAATATATGAAGAACAGCGGCTGGATGATCTGAAATTTACAAGAAATCCTAACATTGACATAAATACAGGACGTTTTGTCAAAGGGAATAAGGCGAGCAAAGGCTTTAACAACTGGTCTAAAGAGAGACAGGAAAAACAAAGGAAATTATCAAGGGAGAAATGTTTACGTCTTATCAATGATCCTGACAGCAACTTTGGCCCTAATATAAAGTCTTCTAAACCTTTAGGTAAAAAAGTAATTTGCCTGGAAACGAAAGAAGTCTTTTTATCTGCGGCCGAATGTGCAAGAAAAATGAACTTAAATGTTGACGGGCTATATTCTTCCATCAGAAGAATGAATAAGTATAACGGGAAGAAATACATGTATCTTTCAGTTTATGAAGAAATTAATAAAAAAGTAAACGATAATATGTCTAAGATAGCTTATTCATTGTAGTATGGAAATACAGCACGAAAAAGAGAATACAAAACGATGTAGTAAATGTGGCAGGACATTTTTACTGAAAGATTTCAAAATGCGTCATGGCAAGCCGAGGTCTATCTGTAAAGAATGCGCCAGAGATCAGGAAAGAGAGCGGTACCGGAAGAAACACCCCAGGGAAACCGGAGTTTTTCTCAATAAAGAAACCGGACGGATCGTTGAACGTACAAAATTCAATGTGAAGCTGTTCTGGAGTCCGGCAATGATCCAGGCTCTGAAGACATATTTTCCCAATACTCCCAATAAGGAAATCACAGAAATAATGGGCATCTCCGCATGGGAATTAAGAGTGAAGGCAAAAGAACTGGGACTGAAAAAGGACAAGGAATACACCAGGAAGCAATCTCTTGAAAGTTTATTGATAGGCCATGCAGTCAGTAAGGAAAAAGGTTATCCTGGAAGTTTCCAAAAAGGGAATCAGGCTGGTAAAGCCTATTGGTTTAAAAGAAAAACAACTTTTACATAAAAACATAAAAGTATAAATGTATGAAAAAGGAGTCCTACAACCGGAACCATCGGTATCAGTTACTGCAAAGGATGCAAACAGGAAATGATAAAAGATATTTTTGAAAATCCATTAAACTATGTATAAGCCATGTCAGAACAGAAAACCATCAGTCAGGCGGTCAAAGAGGAGTTTCTTGACCTGACGCGCTGGGCAAATAATATGATCCGGCAGCTTCAGACCAACTTCGAGACACAGCATGTATGGCCGGGAGGATTCCCCGGTCCGTACATCGGGTACCGCAATACGCCGGCCGCCAAGCGTAGCACCGGACAGGCTTACCGGCGCATGTATGCCAAGGTGTTCAACGGGGCCGGAGGTGACACAAAGAAGATTTCCTTCTTCTTCAACTATTACCTGTATTTCGTGGATATGGGTGTCGGTGCCGGACAGCCCATCGAAGACGTGGAACGCAGCAAAGATGCCCGTTTCAACCAGCTTTATCAGATATGGAAAGAAGAAGGCGACCGCCAGTCACGACCTGTCATCGCCATGGAGGTGCGTCACCAGCTCCGGCGACTGGAAGTGCTCGTGTCTTCCTATTATCAGGACTTCATCGAAAACGGCGTACTGGTTTCTTTCCAGGACGAGTTTAAACGAAGTGATTATAAATTCCGGATGAAATGAAAACGATAATTAGAATATTGTCGAACACGTTCTTGCTGGTAGGAATGTATTTTCTCCAGCAGATAAGAATAGAACTGGCTATCCTTCTCCTGGGTGTCTTCCTCATGTTCCAAAAAGAATCGGAGCTGACTAATCTTCTGGGAGGAATTATCACAGCAGCTATGATAGTCATGCTACTTTATGCTGAATTAGATAAATTAGGAATCTGGCTTTCGTTACTGGCTTTTGCTTTTATCGGATTTATAATGGCATTTGATAAAGAATTAAGAAAACCAACAAAATTTTAATTATGACAGAATTAAAAGAAATCATCGAAGAATGGGCCACGAAGTACAAGCCCATGCTTCATACGCCCGGAGAAACCGGAAAGAACAAACGGTTTTTCCTTTTCGACAACATTGTAGCTATTCCTTCGTTCATGAGCAAGCTGCCCGACGTGAAATCTCCTTGTGTGGGCTACGAATTTGCCCAGGACGGGACGATCAGAGGCGGTCTGGATAAACCTGTTCACGTGGTTTATTTTCTCGTTAAAACGGACAATATGAAGCCGACGGACAAGCAGCAGTCATACGAAGCCATTCAGGAAGCAAAGATGCACATGCAGAAGTTCCTGGCCTGGCTCCGCGAGCAGCAGGAGAAACGAAAGATTTTCCGGAATATCAATCTGGAAACGGAGGAGCTTCACTATTCAACCTACGGACCTTTCCTGAACAACTGGTATGCAGTATTCGTCGAACTGACCGATGTACAGCAGGTAAATCTCTGTATAGATCCGCAGGACTATGTGGAATGAAAAGAAATCCCGGGACGGCGCTTCCGTTCCGGGATTTCTTATTTATTTTCTTACTTCATAAAGCAGTTTCACATTTTCACCATACACGGCATTGAGAGCCTGTATAAACGGGATATTCAGTTTTTCGTCAATATAGGTGGCCACATAAGCCGCCGGGACAGAAACCGTGACTTCATCCCCTTTGAGAGACACAAATTCAAGCGACGACAGCCATGTATTAAACTCATTGACCGAAACGCTTCCCTGAAGCAGTTCCATAAATGCCTGCCATCTGTTCTTGTCTTCTTCGCTGATGGGTTTGGTATGAGGTGTCTCCTTCTTCTCCCCTACCCTTTCATCCTCTTTGGCTTCTTTCGCTTCCGGCGTATGCTGGATAATAAAATTCTTGAGCGATGTTACCACATAGCTTTTCGGATTGTTCACCTTATACCGGTTCATTCGGTCACGCAGGGCCAGCACTTCTACCCGAAAATCGTTAATCAGTCCTTCCGGTAACATATCGGTAATCATACGCACGTCGGTTTCTGTCAGTTTATATTCCGAGCGCAGCATATTCCAAATATCTGCAGGCATTTTTTGCTGCCGACGTTTCCTGTAAAGTTCCTCCCCTAGTTCACTTAACTTTATTTTAAAACATATTTCGTCAGGGTTTCCTCTTTTTGAAACTCCTTTGTAAACTGGCTCATACTCAAAAGTAAAGTCCACCAGATTCTCACTGGCCATCCGGTCAAGGTCCTCCCGTATAGGGTCCATCACTTCCTTGCAGAATTTACTGAATTTCGGATATCGGTCCTTTTCAAATGTCCTCACGACTACATCGTTTTGATATTCATTTTCAATCGTTTGTACACCCAAAAACTTCTTCAGTTCTACATATTCTACCGACTTTTTCTGCAAATCTTTCCAGCGGGAAAGATAAATGTAAATGCTCGGTGTACGTTTCCGTTTACAGATGCGGGCTATTCGGTAAATGTGGTCAAGATAACCTTTCCCGTTACCTAAATCGCAAAGTTCTTTCAACACCTTAGCGTCCATACGAGCTTCCACATAGTTCAATCGTTTTTCTTTTTCTTTCGATCCGGATACAGGAACCGTAGGCATTCCAATCGTAGAAAACAAATTCGCCTTTTCACGAAAATGTCTTCCAAATTCATCGTATCTGTAAAAGGTGAAATTCATCTTCAGAAGATTGTCACATGCTTCACTCAGATAGATATAATCATGTGGGCTCACTCCAATTGAAGAAGCACTTATTCGGAATGTAAATATTTGATTTTCATTAAAATCGGCAGGAAATAGTGACATTTGACCGTCTGAACTTTTGTTTTTCAAAAACTCATTGAACTTATCCTGCATTGATTTTATAATTTCGATCATAATGCTTCGCTGGTAGAGCGAAAAATCAGCTCCGACCATCGCATACAGGTATGGTTGCTTGATGAACTCAACAGAACTGAGTTCCTTCATAAGAGAATTACTGGAATCGGCAGATGTAATTTTCTTTCGTTTCATAGGCTATCAGTTTATTTTCCGTATTTCGTAAGTGTTTCCGTCAGCCTGGAATGTACCTACCTTCACGCATTTTTCATCCTCAATCAGCGAAAAGACAGATATCCCCAACGCATCGGCCACGCTTTCCAGGAATTGCAGGTTAGTCCGTGACGGACCGTTTAATTTCTTTGTCAGACTTGAATTGGAAATCCCCAGTATCTTGGCTAGTTCATCCTTGCTTATACCTGACTCTTTTAATCTTTCTTCTAAGTAAATCTTCATAGGTCTGGTTATTTGGCACAAATATAGATATGTTTTTCCAAAAACGGAAAATAAAACGCTAATATTTTCCATTATGGGAAAATAACAGAGCAAAACAGTTCGGAAACTTTGCACCTTTTCTCTTTTATGTTCGGAAAGTTTCCCCCTATTGACGGAAACTTTACCCCAATACACGAAAAGTTTTCCCCTATTGACGGAAACTTTACCCAACCTGACGGAAACTTTGCACCTTTATTAATGTAAGTGTTTGTTTTATAAAACATTACTCTTGCCTATATATCTTATATCATTATATTCTTTATAAAAGCAGACCGACGTATTTCTTCTTTTTGCCCTTTATTTAAGAAACTATCGTTTCTTTACAGTATATTATATAGATGATTATATAGAATGAGCAACAGATTGAATATAAGTATTTTATAAACAACTTTGTGCAAAGATTCCGTGTTAACGGGTAAAGTTTCCGTCATATCGTTCAATGTTTTCGTCAAAAGGTGCAAAGATTCCGAACTCCTCTAAAAATGTTTCCTGAAAAGGGATACAAAATTCACTTTCCGCGTTCTATTGACAGAACTTTTAAACTTAGCAGTATGGATTTATCAAAAAGCATTTGCATGGCGGCCGCATTACTTCTGGCAGCCTGTAGTCAGGAAAACATTGTTGGCGAACCGGACGATCCCGAAATGAGTGATCAGACGTGCAGGGTATCTTTTGTGCCTTCGTTCATGGAAATTTCACAGGGAGACATTGCTTCCTGGCAGCCGTCGCGCGCCGAGTCGCTGTCCGATCTGGCCACTACCCTCTCCTACTGGGACTATCTGGACGGCGACTGCCTCCAGTCGGACACACTGACACTCCCCTCTCCCATCAGCATGACGCTCAAGTACGGATCGCACCATCTTTATTTCCTCGCCCACAGCAGCGCCAGCCTTCAGCAGTCGGAAGACCGGACTTTTTATCCGTCAAAGGTGACGGAAACTTTCTGGACGGATTTTCCGCTGGAAGCGGACGAAAACTTGCAGGACCAGCAGACGGTTCCTATGGAGCGGGTTGTCACCATGGTGAAAGTGACTCTGCGCAACGCAATGCCGCAAGGCGTTGACTCCATCCGTCTGACGGTTGAAAGCCACTACCGGGTCTGGGTACAAGAAAAAAGTCTAAATGTCTATATATTAGATGTTTAGGCTTTTTCTTTTTGGGTAAATGTTCCCAAAATGTTCCCATACATCATATTTTTATTTAAAGAAGCAGACTGTTCATAAAGTGTCGTCTATTGCGGAAAATGGGAATATTATTTCTCAAGAGCAAAATAAAATTGTATATTTGCAGAGCAAAATCTTTTGTAATATAAGTTTTACTAAATAAATTGCCTAAATGTTAAGCAGCATGTTAAAGACAAAAAATAAACCTAAACTCATATCATTATTCTCTGGATGTGGGGGATTAGACCTTGGATTTAAAAATGCAGGGTTTGATTTGGTTTGGGCTAATGATTTTGATTCTGATGCGCAGGCTGTTCATGCATTAAATATAGGTGAGATTGATGGTAGAGATATTTTGACTATCGGCGAAGATGAAATTCCTGATGGTGATATTTTGACAGCTGGATTTCCGTGTCAACCTTTTTCAAATGCAGGTAATCGAAAAGGCGTCCATGATTCAAGAGGAATGCTATATAAGGAATGTCTCCGAATTATTAAAAGAAAGATGCCGAAAGTCATTGTTTTTGAAAATGTGAAGGGGCTTTTGTCGACAAAGTATATAGATGGGCGTAATTTAGTGGATGTAATCATTGAAGATTTATCAACAATGAATAATATAGGATATAATGTTGTTTATAAGTTGTTAAATGCTTCTGATTATGGCGTTCCACAAAATAGACAACGTGTTTTCTTTGTTGGGGTCAGAAAAGACTTGGAAATTATTTTTAAATTTCCCAATAAGCATAGTAAGGAAAATTTAACTCTTAGGCATATTTTAGATATACCTAATGATGTCCCAAATCAAGTTGATTGGGTATTATCACCTCAAGCTCTTGAGATGATTAAATATATACCTGAAGGTGGTTCATGGAAAGATGTTCCTTATGAAAGATTAGCACCACGTTTTCAAAAAATTAGAGATGATATGAAGAAGTATCGTTCTCCTAATTTTTATAGACGATTTTCTCGTGATGAAATTAACGGTACAATAACTGCGTCAGCACAGCCTGAAAATTGTGGTATTATTCATCCTATTAAAAATCGCCGTTATACTATCCGTGAAGTTGCTCGAATACAATCTTTTCCTGACGATTTTTTATTCATTGATAACTCTCCTAAAAATATAACAGCAATGTATAAGGTCATTGGAAACGCTGTTCCTGTTGCTTTAGCGCAAAATATTGCAACAGCTATTATGGAGCAAGTCTTTAAATAGTATATGTATGAATACTGATAAAGCATATCTGTTTGGATTAATAATTGGAGGTGGTATATGGGGTAATGCTGAGGATGTATTTAGAATTAGACTGCCATATAGGCAATGGGGGTCTTATATACAAAATCCACAGCGTGCTTCTGATATATCGAGAGACATTATGGGACTGGTCAGTCCTTTATTTAAAAACATTTACAATATTAATGTTAGCTTTGAAACTAGCGAAAGTGGTGTTTGGTACATTTTATGTGAAGGGGACTTGACTGATTTAATTTCTGATTTAGAGAAATACGATATACGCTGTGAGGGAGAGCTACGTAAAAATGCAACTTTAAAGAAAATAGTAAATGCCTTGTTGGATGATAATCTTAAGCGGCGTTTTGTTGCAGGATTAGCTGATACTATCGCTAGTACAAATCCCAATCATAGACGTTTTACAAATGAAGTACAAATTCTATCTTTTGAATTAAAGGGATTTAATTTTACTTTTGTTTGTGAGCTTTGCAGGCTATTATACAGTATTAATTGCCTTCCTGACCAAATCTTATGGAATCATCCTAATTTTCATTGTACCAATGATCCATATTACCATCAATGGAATAAAGGGTTTAAACTTCGTGTTCAGATTGATCAATATGAGGAGTTTGGTGCTGTAGCATTTAAGACGAAAGCAATATCAATAAAGGAAAATCGCAAATTACAGCATCAATCACACGAAGCGATTCCGTGTCAAGCAAGAGAAGTTCGTGCGACAATGTCTTGTGTTCATCCAGCGGAAAATAATAGACAATTACCGAAAGAAATAAGAGGGGGACATTATTTGCATAATCGCCATGTGTGTGCGGTATTAGGTTGCGAGAATGCACCATACGATGAAATCAAGAAATTATTTCCCAATGTGGGTAATTTGATAAACCCATTTCCTATTTTATGTAAAGACTCATTGGAGAATATTGAAAGTATTATTGCAAGTGATTCATTACTGAAAAATAGAAATTATACAATAACCAAAATATCTGTACAGTCTATATATGACAAGTATGTAAATAGCAATGCTGCAGTTTTACTGTACGGTAATGGTAAAGATTCTGGCTATCCATTAACGGAGGTCATGCAAGGAATTGCATATATAATAGCAGATAATAATGAACTCAGTGGAAAACGTCCTAGAGGCGGATATAAAGAGTTAGTGCAAAAGCACCTTGCAAAGAATCCGGATTTATCAATTGTATTACGTATTCCCGATTTATTAACTCCGTTAATTCTAGAGTCAAACGGTCTGTTGGCGGTCAGCTTGTTGTCGAAGCACCACAGGAAGAATGTGCGTATTCTTGAAAAGCAGTCTATCAGAGTATTTTTTCCACGTGGTTGTGGAGTTCTCTTTTCTGGGATGGTTTCATAAATGCTTGGGTACAGTTCATAATACTGGTATTCATTCTCAAAGAAGTCCCACATGTCCCGCAGTGTTTCAGGGGTGACTGTATCAACATCAAGAATAAAGTCCTTTTGCCCTTTTTTAGTTGCACGTACATAAAGCTCATATCTTGCCAAGGTACGCTGTATTACACGGAAATTCTTTTTCCTGACTTCGGAAAGTTTGTGCTTTACAAGGAATTCAGAGAACAGTTCAAGCAGCATCGGTTTGTTTTCCGCTTCGATTTCCTCCTTCGTCTTGTATCTGTTGGGGTGGTGATATTTATCAATTAAAGTGCTCAACCATTCACTGTCTGATTCCGGTGTATAGTTCTGGTTTATCAGGTTGAGGATATTTTGTACTTCATTGTTCAAAGCCTGCTTCTTTTCTTCGCTCACAAGTGCAACCCTGTCTTTGTAACCTTGCTTTTCGCTGCTCCAGTGGTTTGGGTTTATAGTCAGCTCGCTGGCTGCTTTTATGTCCTTTTTTCCGTCCCTTAGTCTGAAATAGATTGTTGCTACGCTGTTGGTATCATTTTTGCTTGCAGTCTTTCGAATAAATGCTGTTGCTTTCATAGGCTGAATGATTTTGTTATGGCGCAAATATAGCATTTGTTCCCAAATTGTTCCCATTCATCCCGAATTTATTTCAATCCAATTAAATGGAATTAACTTTTTAGTATTGTGTAATGTGTTAATAATCAGTTTAGTTTAGTTTAAACTTCATCGTTTTGCTATTCAAACGGATTGTTCCCGATTAAGTTATTTCAAATGCGGAAACTGGATCTTCAGACGGGAAACGCAGCCGGATCTTCCGGATCAGCCTACTCCCTTTCCTGGAAGACCGGAAGTGAATATGCAGGCCGCATCGGACTTTCCTTCTCGATGTACAGCTTCACCCCTGCCCCGGACGAAGAGTTTCAGTCGCTGGTCCGCATCGAGGCCCTGTCTGCGGACGGTGACGTGCTTTATTCGGCCGAAGCGCCATCCGTCCCCCTACTCCGCAACCGGTGTACCAATGCTTCATGCCGGCTGTTTAGCGGCAACACCGGGATAAGCTTTGCTGATCCTGACGACTGGATGCCGGCTAAGGAAATCGAGATGTGAAATCCCTAAACCATAAATATATATATCCATATATTTACATAACCAGCTATATGGCTATTTAAATATATGGATATATAGCTTTGTATATAACCGGATATATGGCTTTACACATATCCGGTTATTTATTTCGCATGTCCGGTTATACAGACAGGTATATATACAGATATACGGCTAGTCCGTTATCCGGCTATTTATATATTCAGCTATTTATATATTTAGCTAGTCATATATTCAGCTACATGTATATCTGAATATACAACTATCTATATATCCAGCTATATGTATATCTGAATAGCTGGATATGCAGAAATAAGGATAACCTGATAGACAGATATACAAATAGCTATATAATTAAATATATGTATATCCATATAACTGTATAGCTAAATATTTATATATACAGATAGTCGGATAACTGCCTGTCTGTATAGCCATATATCCCGTTGGTTTTTGGAAGGCTTATATCTGTATAACTATATTGTTGCATAGCCAGTTATGTATATATTTCGCTATTTGTATAGTTGTATAGCTAGTTATCTGTATAGCTGAATATATGGCTATCGGAATAACTGAATATTTGTATAGCTATATATTTATTTATCTATATAGCTTTGATATTTCAAAGATTATCATTACTTTTGTGGTGTTGAAATTCAAATCCTATTAATGATGACAAAAGTAATTTCTATTCTTAATTTCAAGGGTGGAGTAGCAAAGACTACCACTACTTACAATCTGGGTGTAGCGCTTTGGGCGCTTGGAAAACGTGTGTTGCTGATTGATACGGATGCGCAGTGTAATCTCAGCGGAATGCTTGGATTTAATCAGAGTGAAGGTGACGCCACGCTCAATGAATGGTTGCGCACGGACGATATGCCCATGCCGATTTACGAGCAGTACCCCGGCCTGTTCTATGTACCTTCTTCCAAAGGACTCCGCGATATTGAGTCATACCTGAACGGAAAAGTAAACCGGGAAATGTTCCTTTACAACAAGAAACTGAAACCTTACCTACAGCCACAGCAGGACGGTACATACATGTTCGACTATGTGCTGATTGACTGCAGTCCGAAAGAAGGTCTGATGAACAACAACAACATGTCTGCATCCGATTATGTGCTGATACCGGCAGAATGTTCCGGGTTCTCCCTTCAGGGTATGCAGGATCTTCTTTTCGGGATCAGCGAGATCAAGGAAAATGTAAATTCCAGACTTGAGATCCTGGGTTTCCTGATCATCAAGTATGACAAACAGACCCGAATTTCGCGTGCAGTAAGCGAGTTCTTCGACAGCAGATATGGCGACAAGGTTTTCAAAACAAAGATCCGCAAGAATGTGAAGTTTGACGAGACTCCGCTTCAGTACAAAGGAATTTTTGAGCACGCGCCCGAGTCGAATGGGGCAGAGGACTACATGTCGCTGGCCGAGGAAATAACCGGATGCACCCGTCCGTCCAACTGGCAAAGCATAGCGCTGGACGCATGGATATCGGCAAACGGTGTTCAGGAAGATGAAGAGGAAGCAACAGAAACCGATCCGGAAGAGAAACCGGTGATTTAAAGAGGAGGGTAGTATATGATCAACAGAAAGAATAAGAAAGCTCCGCTCAATATAGGTCAGTTTGTTGACGATGCGAAGCAGAACATCCGGCCAGCGTTCGTTCCCCCTTCGGGAAATGCGCCGGAAGAAGAGGACAAGAATCTGGTAAATACGGATACCGGAGTTCTACCGGTACAGACGGAAGCTGCGCCTGTACCTGAGCCGAAAGAGCCCGAAGAAGGCAGGGCGGAAGAGGCAGAGTCAGCGTCTGGGGAAGAAGCCAGCGCGCCGGAACCATCGGACGAGAAAGCGAAGCACAGCCGCCGGGCAAAAACGGCAGGGACGGCAGTGAAACGTGACAAGCTTATCGCACTCCGCTTCGACAAGAAGATGCACAAAGAGATCAGTCGGATCAAGCTGGAATACGAGATCGACATACAGGATTTTGTGTATGTGGCGGTTGAAAGGTTCAAGGAAGAATTTTTCCCGAATGGGAAAGCCACCAGAGAGGGACTGGACATCATCAGCAAGGCGCTTGACAGGATAAACGGGAAGACAGAGGATGAATAACATAAAAGTCGCAGGCAGAAATTTTCTGTTTGCGACTTTTTTTGTATCTTCGCATTGAATTTCAATGATTAAGAGCGGTGGCTCTGACGGCAAAAGGCAGGAAGAGTCATCACTTCCTGCTTTTTTTGTTGCAATGTCAAAGGACATACTTATCTTTGCAATACTTTGAATACAGATTCAAATGATCGTATTTTATTTTTATAACCGCACTTTCCTGTGAAGGGAGGTGCGGTTTTTTTGTATGATGAACAATTATTCGTATCTTTGTGATGTGATAAATTATTAATTGTAATATTGAATCGGAGCTCATTTGCCTGTGAAGGCCGGTGAGCTTAAACAGATGTATTTTTTCTTTTGAAAAGTTTCATGATCGCATTTCCCTGTGAAGGGAGATGCGTATTTTTTTTGTCCTTCATTCCCAGTTCTGCCTTATTTATCTTTGTGTCAAAACAAGAGGAAAATGAAGAAACCTACCAAACGACTGCTCTGGACAGAGGCGTACAAGCTGATGAACGCCCGCACTCCGGACGGGAAAAACAAGCCGTTCGACATACGTTTCGTGTGCAAGGACGGGACGATCAGCGAATGTTACAACGTGCAGCGGGCCGTGTCGTACAACCGCGAGAAAGGTTTCCGGAAGCTGGTGCTACTGAACGGAGATTTCCGCATTGTGTACGACGTACTGATCCTGCAGATTAACGACACAAAGATATTGGTTAAGTGATATGACGACAAACACAAAAAAAACAAACCGGCAGAAAACCGTTCAGGAGATCAAGCAGTTCCGCGGCAAGGTTACTTCGCTCATGGGACGCGGCTTCGAGTACATCGGCATGGCCCGTGTATCGGAAATCCCTTCCGTATCTTCTTCTGAAATGCTGAAAGGGGGAGGGGCCATCGGCGGATTGCCCATTCAGGGCACGTTCAATATCTTCGACAGCAAACAGTCGAATCCGGTGCCGGTCAGCAATGCCGGAACACCCGGTCTGGGTTACATTCCCTGGGGACCGGAGAACATGCTTCCGAACACTATCTACAAGCTGGTAGGCAGTCTGCCGTACACGGCAACCGCCATCAAATATATTATTGACCTGACCGTAGGGCTCGGGCCGCAGCTTATGTACCGCTGGTCGCGCTATGTCAACGGTACGGTAAAGACTGAGCTGATTCCCTTCAAGGACGCCGGTCTGCTGATCCGCAATCGCATCATGGAGATTCAGGCACAGATTGACCAGCAGAAAGCAGAAAGCGGCGAAGAGCAGGGTGGGGGAGGCACAATCACCTGGTCGCAGGCCGTGTCCGGAGAGGAGCAGAAAGATACCGCACAGGTTGGAACCCCGGAATACGAGCTGAAACAGCTCCGGGAGGATTACCGCACCTGGGAAGAGACTGACAAGGAATGGGACAAGTTCTGCGAGAACAACAATCTGGAACTTCACTACCTGAAGTGCATGACCGACGACGCGCACATGGATATTTATTTCCCGACCATCGGTCTCAGCATCGGACGGAAGGACGAAGAGTGGGACCCGAAGATCGTCAAGTTAGGAAACATTCCGGCGGTGTGCTGCCGCATGGAGGAGATGGACGACCGGATGCGGATCAACTACGTGTATTATGCTGAGAAATGGCGCAAGGATGCCACGCCCAAGTTGAATGCAAAAGATGTGGTGGCCTATCCGACACTGATGCCGGAAAACATGCTTACGGAACTGCGCCGTCAGGTGGATAAGAGTAAGAAGAGATCACCCAGGAACCGTACTACCTGGTTCTGCTGTCCAAGCTATTACCCTTCGATGCTGAAACCCTATTACCCGCAGCCGGCCTGGTGGAGTATTTTTCCGTCGATGACTTACGATTATGCTACGACCCTGATTACCGACAAAGCCATGGCCCGCCAGAATGCGACCATGTGGGGAAAGATGATCTTCATCAACAACGAGTATCTGCGTGCGATGTTCGACGAACTGGGAGCTGATACGACGGAGAAAAAGCAGGAGGTAAGAGACAGCATCTACAAGAAGGTAAACGAGTTTCTGCAACGCCGCGAGAATAACGGAAAGACGATCTGTCTGGACTCTTTCGTAGGTCCTGACGGAAAGACGATGCAGCATGCGGTGGAGATTGTGGATGTGCCACAGCTGACAAATGCGGCCGAATTAAAAGATGAATTAGAGGAGATATCCAGTATAATCTTCTTTGCCATAGGGATTAATCCTAGTTTAATTGGAAGCACACCGGGGAAAAGCGGAAGCACCGGAGGTACTTACATGCGCGAATTGCAGTTGCTCAAGCAGAACCAGCTTTCTACCCGTCAGCGCATTTATCTGCGGTTCCTGAAGAACATCTATACATTCAACAAGTGGGACAAGCACGGAGAGATTGTGATCCGTCAGCAGACATTTACCACGCTCGACCGGAGCGCAACCGGCACAGAAGAAACGGAATCCACGTTATAACATACATTTTTCTTCTTCTTTAGGTTTTTGGTTTATTGGAAATCCCGGCAGAAGGGTCGCTTTCTTGCCGGGATTTTTCGTAAATATATGGCAGATTTAACGTGAAAAATATTTACATAAACTATATGCGTTTCTTCTATTCCAGTGAATGAGACGGGAGAAAAGTGTTCTTTTCTGCCAAAAAAATTATTAATAAATTTTTCAGTGGCATCGAATAAATTTTTTGGAGTTTATTAATAGACGTGAAAAGTGTTTATTAATAAATTTCTCAGAGTTTATTAATGAATTTTTTCGTCGTCTTTCCTTTCTTCTTCTTTCTTTTCGTTATTACATGTACCTGAAATGAATTTCATTGTATTGTTTATCAGCGTGTTGCGCTTTTCTTTCTCTACTTCAACAAGCACTTTCATCACCAGGCTCAGGCTATTGAGGATCATTCCGGCCAATGCCGAAAGAGAGGCAAATGTAGCCAGTATAAGCAGGCGAATGTCGTCAGTAGTGAAATAAATAATTATTACATATAAAGCTGTAAACAAATAGCCGGACATAATCAGTCTGTCTCCGGATTTTAGATTGTTCTTTTTCATACCAAATTAATTAATCAGTTTGTTTTTTGTTTTCTACACGGAAGTAGGGCATCCCTCCCGGAAGTGAAACCCATATCGCCGGATCAGGAGTAAGGATCATCATTTCTTTTGCAGCTATTCCCAGCAGACAAAGCTTTTCCGTCTCTGTATGAAATCCGGTCCATAGCTGCCCGTCTTTGGTAGAACATGCCTGAAGGAAAGAGGCTCCATCGCCTGAGCCGGGAAAGAATCCGTCGGGCAGTTGTGAAAGCATTTCGCGGATCTCGTGCCGGTGCACCTCGATGCGTTCCGGATGGAACCCGACTTTTACTGTAGGGTTCTGAATGGAGTTTACAAACAGATAGAGATTTTTCCCTTTGCATTCTTCGTACTCTTCGTGGCTGCGAAACATGCAGTCGGCGAAAATTCGGCCCACGTTTTCAGTATTCAGTTCGGTCATGGCTCTGTGATTTTAATGTCGTCAAGGTTATTGAAATTAACGATGATCTTTGTAATAACGTACACATATTCTTCTCTGCTTTCACCTCCCAGATAGGTGGCTGTATTTATTTCGTCAATATCCGAATGCGGGAAAGCGCTCTTGAAAAGTTCTTTCAGCATAATGAGGTTTTTTTCGGAGGCAGTAAGGTGATGCCCGTAGTTTGTAACAGACGATACATCAAATCCTTTTTGCTTCAACATTTCTACCTGCTTTTTTATTTCCCTTTCACGACTGGAAGGGAAGATACCCCCTCTCAATATGGCTGTCATTTTGTACCGGTCGAAAATAATTTCATCTATATTCCCGGTTCCTTCGTTGTGCCACCATTCATTAAATGATTCAGTGATAAGTTTCAACCGTTCCCTTGCATCCTCGTTCGATACCTTCATTCCGATCTGTTTTCTTAGTTCCCGGTTCTCATGGTTGAGTGAGCGTATTTCCTGGATGTATTCATTGTACTTTTTATTCAGGCTGTCTTCATATCCAAGTTCGTTCAGGATGTCTATTGCATTCTTATGAAACAATTCAAGCAATGCTTCTTTTGTACCCTCTTTCAGGCTCCCTTCTTTTAGCATGTAAAGCAATAAAGAGATTCTTTCGTTTATTTTCTTCTGTTTCTCTGTCAGCTTTTCGTAAAGCATTCCGTCCGGATCAAGAACTGGAGTATTATCATCGTTCTTTTTAAAGTTGATTTTTCTTTCTTCCATGGTTTATTCGTTTTAAATGTTTTCGGCCAGCAAGTCTGCTATGCCATCAAGTCTTATCAATTCGCTTTCCTCGCATGAATTTATGCAAAGAACAATGAGTCTGTTTATCTTTGCTTTTCTATTCATTACTACATCCAGCTTCGTTTTTCCTCGATTTGCATCGTTTAAATACAAATGCTCATTTACCGCTTCTTTCAGCTCTTCCGATGGGTTCTGTTCCGAAGATTTGGAAAATTGAATCATCAGTCTGACAGCTTCTTCTTCACTTTCTTCCAATTCACGTTTTTCTATGTAGCCATAAGTCCCGCTTTCGTCCAGTACAAAAGATTCCAGGTCGGCGTATTCGTCACAGTCGTATTTTGACTGTACTACGTTTACAATATCCAGTGCTTCCTGTGCATCATCTCTTTTGCCTAAATCTATATATTTCTCACATTCTTGAGCGAAAATGTCTCGTATATATACAAGCTGGTCTTCTGTAAATTCTTTTTTCATGATTTATTGGTTTGGATTCAAATCAAAATTCATTGTATATCCTCTTTTATATTTTAAAGTGAATATATCGTATAATGAGCTTTTATCCACTGAAAATCCCACAAGTATTGGCTCATTTATATTGAACGACATGCTATTAGGATTTATGTTTATATTCTCTTTTATAATGAAAGATGCTATTTCATTTTGTAGTTCGATAATAGATTTATCATCCAGCGTCTCAGGGAAATCTACTTTAAAAGGAACAATACCACATAGAATTTCGTATTTACCTGCTTCTTTCTTTACTTCTATGTAGAAAAATTCAGTAAATCTTATTTTCCCTTTTCCACAGGAATCAATATCAATTATGAATGAATCATATACATAATTAAGATTGAAATCATTTAAAATTTCATTTAAATGATTTTCTAATACATGATATATACTGAAATTTTTACTCTTTAATGGCATATTATTATTTTTTATGCTGAAACACTCTTTTAATTCGCAGGTAAATATAGAAAATTCTTTCTTCCCAGCCTCTCCTTTCTTGTTTAATTTTGCCACCACCACGCGCGGATTACCGAGGTAATGAAAAAGCTTTTGCTGGAACCTGTCTACCACTTTGAATGATTCTCCTGTTAGATTGTTTATCAGTACGTCGCCCATATGAACGCTATTTCCGTTACAGTCTACAAGGAATTTGTCGAGATATTCCTGTTCTTTCTGCTTGATTCTTTTCTCGTAGGGTTGCGAGATTCGGGTCATTTCATTATGTATTTCCAGGAGCTTCATTCTGTATGGAGCGAGCTCGGATTCCATTTCTTGCTTTATGGAAAGGATATCTTCTTCCAGTCTTTTTGCACCTTCTGATTTTGATTCCATAATCTTACTCCGGTAGTGGGTTATCAAATATTACTTTCAGTTCACTTATTGATTCCTGAATACGTTTTTCAAGGTTTTCCGTGTAGTGGTCATCATTTATCGGATTGGTAATAAATGTTGTTACTACTCCGTTACCATTTATATCAATAGGAAGAGGGAAAAACGCAACAGTATCTACTGTCGTTCCTGGAATTAAATTGACGGTAATGCTCACGCCTTTAATGTCTTTCACTATCGTAAACCAGACGCTATGATTCTTACACGTTGCGAGGTCCTTTATCAGTCCTTTCTCTTCCAGTGGTTTCAGGTATTTCGTAATGTATAAATCGGTGTTTACTGATTTTCTGTTTAGTTCATCATTAAGGGATTTATTTGCAGCCATCAGTCTTTGATAAATAAACCTCCGTTCTGGTGATCTGAATGTTTCCTCTGCTGACACATCGGACTTGAAAAATGTGATATGGTCTTCATCCGCCTCTGTTTCGATAATGACTTTCATTGAGTTTTCTCGTGACGGCTCATTCAGTCTGAACATGATTCGGCATCTGCATGGAATAACCCGCAAGTCTGTGATAATTCCTTTCTCTTCCAGCGATTTCAGGTATTCAGACACATATTTTTCTATTGAATAATCGTTTGCGGTCATGGTAAATATGTTTAGTTTTTTAATCTTTTCTACGAGTTTTGACCAGGCTTTTTGACAGATTTTGGAAATTCCTTTTTGATTTATTTTTTCGTCATAATCGCCTGTATTAATATTTCTGATAGACTCTCTGTACTGAGGATAGTCAAGCATGTTAAGAAGCCGGTTGTCGCTGGATATAAATTTCTGTTTGTCCCACATTTCATGCAAGACTTCCTCACTGAATACTCCTTCCCAAAGTAATATATCTTTCAGTGCATCAATGTTTATTTCCTTGACTCCGTACTGGAAACATTTATACTGGAGGTAATTGGCATACATTACGGCGATGGCCGGACGGTCTATAAGTGTACTTATTATAAGTGCTGAAGGATAATCTATCTTGTAAGTAAAATTTTCACCGACAAGATTTATCATGAAAGAAGTGTAATCAAACTGTGAAGACAGTTCTTTATGTGCATTCAGGAAATTACCAACAATCTCATGATTCATTTTGAAAATGGGAAGTAGTCTCCTTTGTGTATCATTTATTTCTATTTTTGATTTCCCATCCAGTTCCTCACACCATTTCTGAATGGCGTCCGGACCGAGGTCTTTCTGATGTTTAAATTCCATAGCAATGTTGTTTTGGGGATTTATTTCTGTTTTTCGGTTTCTTGGTAATCACTCCACTCTCTTATCTCTGCATTGCAGCAGGGGCACAAAACATATAGCAATGTTTTTTCTATTCTTGTAAATGGGAACTCCCCATCACTTCTGGATTGCACGTCCCTTTTATCGAAAGTAAACTCACACCCGCAGAACTGGCAGGCCGCTATTTCCTTTTCGTATTTCCCTTCTTTTATAACTTCAATCATATTGTTAAAGGTTACGACAACACCACATACATGGCAGCCAAAAACAGATAATATAATTTGGTTTTACTCATGTTTTTTTAGTTTTGATTAATATCCGTTTTCACATGCTTTGCAGCAAAATTTCTCACGATCACCTGCATCAGAATCTATGATTTCGTATTTACGCCCGCACTGCTGGCAGGTATATTCAATCACGTCCGACTGATAGTATTTGCAGGAATCTTCCGCTTTTACTTCCTTCCCGAAATTGGTACATTTCCCGTCGTTATAACTGTTGCATGTTGCGCAGGTGGGGGAGAAGTTTTGGGATTTTTTTAGAAGTTCCGGATTGTCGTGAATATTCCCCACGATTTCACACTGGAATCCCTCTTCTGCTGTTTCGGTAAAGGCGTGAAGGGGGAATCCTCCATAAATCCGTTCGTTACATTCTTCTACTGAAGCATAAAACATTCCTGCCTGGAATCTGATTACATACAGTTTGTTATCATGCTCACATCTCACAATGTCGTCTTCGTATATTTCTTTCCCGTTTTTGTCTGGGAGTCCGGAGAACTGGCCGATGGTATCTTCGTTTACGCATTCTCCTTTTCGCCAATCATCTTTAGGGAGTATGACGAAGTTATTCTTACGGTCTTCTGCCAATCCTCCATAAATCCATTGATTATGGATTAATCCTTTCCCTCTGAATTTTATTATATGTTCCATAATCTACATAATAATGGTTCCAGAATTATTTTCTATGTATGTTTGAGTCTTCACGGACCGTAACCATTGATTACGGATTTTTCCCCAATATTCAATATCAATACTGTTGAAAATATGCCTGCGAATTTTTGCAGCTTTTTTAGCAGATTTCATAATGTCTTCGATAGGCCGGCACATTCTTCGTTGAATATCAAAACCAATTTCTTCGATTCTGTTAAAACAATTCACTTTTATGTAACATAGCCCGATTTCCTCTACTTCTGCAAAGACAAATATGTCGCTTAAAAAGAATGGATTAGGTGTCTCGTATATTTTCATATATTCTTTCTTTAAATTTAAAAACAAAAAATGCAAATAATAATAAGTAGGATAAACCATATCACAGCAAGCGCACTAATCTGTTTTACCTTTCGGAAACGATAAATGTCAGTTCTAACTAAATAGTGCAAATATCCGGATAGAATAAGCCATACGGTAAGCAATATAATCCCAATAATCATGGTTTCGCTTTTAAATATTCTTTGTTTAGGTGATTATTGTCTATAAGCCATCTAATCATTGAAATAGCAGTATCAAAAGAACCAATATTCATTTCCTGGTGCTTCATATCATATCCAAGTTCTTCGTATGAAATAAACCAGAAGGTTCCGTCACTATTCATTGCAAAATCAGCATTTGGGCGGTTACTTTGAGTAATTGACTTTGGCATAATTTCCAGAAGCCGGTCAAGACTCCATGCAGGAACATCTTTTCCCCAGAGAGCGTCGAAAATCTCCTCTCCGGTCATCAGGGTTCCGTCCGGGTGTTTATGGAAAGGGCTTTCCAGTTTTGCTATTCTTTCCGGTGTCCAATACTTCCCTCTCAATGTGGGAGGTTTTGTTTGAAGTTCCCATTCCCATGATTTTACCCGGCTTTTGGTGTGGTGATACACCATGTCGGCCGTTTCCGGTTTCAGGCCCAGCGAAAGAAGTGCTTTCGACTGGTCGCGTGTAGTTGCTATTTGTGATTTGAAGTCCATATCTTATTCCTCCACTTTTACAAAGATTACATTCTGTTTGTCTTTACGTGACATAGGATCACAAGGTCCTACGAATCTTACATCAGCTAGACAGGGCTCTTCTGTGTCGAAGTAACATCCTTCGCATGCTACCTTGTTGTCAATACCATGCTCAACTCTCAGCTTCACCAGCCCGCACTGGAATGTTTCTCCGACTTTAAACTCAGTTTTTGGCATGATTGTCACTTTTATATTAAGAAGAGTCATACTGTCTATACGGAATTGTCCCTGTTCTAAATTCATTTCCTGCAAGCATTCTTTCAGCTTTTCTATAACTGTCGGCCTGTCATACTGCCTTGTATCAAAAAGGAAGGAAACGCTTTCGCCATCTTCGCGATAAAAGGATTTTCCGTCTTCTCTGTTGTTGAAATCTTTCAGATCGAAAGCCTTTTTCATGATTTCAACAGCTTGCTGTTTGGTTATATTATCCATATATTATTATTGTTTATCGTTTCTGATTTTCTCTTTTACTCTATCAATCACTAAATAAATAAGCATAAGTTCAATGAGGGCAATGTCATAATCAATTCCGAATAAATGGCATAGGGTCCATAAAAGCCATGAACAGATTGTTATTATTACGGCTATTTTAAGATATCCTTTCATAATTAATACCTGAATTTACCGAACTGAATTACTGCCATCGGCTGACTGAAGTCATAACCGCGGAACCACTCTTTCCAGTCGTCTACCGACAGGCCGTCGTTCGCCGCCAGTTCAGTCAGTTCCGGATATTTGCCGTCGATGTCGAAGAACTTGAAAGAGGCACATCCGTCGCGATCCAGCTGGAAGGTAAGTTTCTGAATGCCTGTTCCGGATTCCGCAGTCAGACAGCCGATTGTTTTTTGTTTGCTGAAATAAGGACGGCCTTCCCACTGACGGACGGAGATAATCGCTTCACCTTGCTGCACCTCCCGGATTCGTTTCGCCCAAAGCGGAAAGTTAGCGCGGATGGTGTGCCGTTTTTCTCCGGAAAGAAACTTTTCACGGAACCCGGTCGCGTTTCCCGACCGGGGGTGTTTGGCGGGGAAAGATTGCGAAAGCATAAGTACATAAGTCTTTTTCATCGTTTTATTACAGTGGTTTGACACGACAAAAATAACAAAAATAATTCATAAACAACACATGAAACCAACAAAAATGAAACAAAAATAAATTTAATGAACTTTTCTGTCCTTCAAAATAACAGATATGATACCTAACTTTGGAGAAAAACAAAACAGCTATGTTAGTAAATACAACCGAAGAAATCAGGGCTTACGTGCCCACCAGCGTGTACAGCGGCGACCAGTCGCTCCTGACGCTAATGGAAGAGACGGAAGAGAACATCCTTGTGCCGATTCTCGGCCGCAAGCTTTACGACAAGGTGTGTGCGGACTATGAACAGGCCGTAGAGGACTATGGCGGAGTGACGGCAGCCTACGTGGACAAGGAAAAGCTCACGCCTGAAATCCGGCTGATCCGGCTGTGCCAGTCGCCGGTGGTCTACATCGCACTGGCCAACAGCACCGGCATCCTGACGGTGAGTCTGAACGACGGGGGAGGACTGAACCAGGTGTACACCGACGGCTACGACAAGGCCGACGAGAAGGCCGTGAGCCGGTTTGAGCGCGATGCGTATTTCAAGGGACGCCGGGGATTGGACCGCCTGCTGATCTTTCTGGAAGAGGATGCGTGCAGCGAAGATCCGGTGTTTGCCGCGCTGTGGCGGGAAAGCCGTTACTTCTACCTGCAGGGCGACCTGCTTTTCACGACGGCCATCGAGATGAACCGCTATCTGGACATCGGTGAAAGCCGCGAGAAGTTCATCGCCCTGCTCCCCGATGTGCGCTACTGCCAGAATGCCTACATCGCTCCAGAGATAGGGGAGGATCTGACCGAGGCACTGGTGAAATGGTGCACCCGCTCGCTGGAGTCGGACCTGTTCACGGGCGAGGGCAAGGATGCCGTAAATGCCGTGTGGCAAAAGGCGGTGGACAAGCTGCGCATGACGCTGGCCCTGTATGTGGAATCCCGCCGTCCGGAGAAACAGCGCAAGTACAGCGAGAACGACGCTACCTATGCCATGACGCAGGCGCGGAAGTTTATCGCCAGCAACCAGGATCAGTTCGGCGACTTCATCAAAGGATCTCCGCTCTACGTTCCGCCGGTCACGGAGACACCGCAACCGGAAACCAAACCGCCGCTGTTCGACTACGACAATCCGGATAACGCCCTCTTTGTTTTCCGTCCGCAGGCTCTCAACAGGCATTAATCCGCACCTTATTTTTTGTCCTTCATTCTGAGAAACCCTATTCCTAACTTTGGGTAAAGAAACGACAAAATGACAAGCACGACAAACTATCAGATCAACCTCCCCGGACTGCCCGACAGCTGGAACCGGCTTTCGTCGGAAGAACTGGAAGAAGTGAACCGCCTTTACCTGAAAAGGATGGCGCAAGCAGCTGCGGGCGACGAGCAGCAGGCCGACCGCGTGTACAAGCTGAAATGTTTCATGCTGTTTCTCGATCTGAAGGTGATCCGCCGCACGCTGACGGATGAAAAAGGCGATACGGTGTTCCTGTTCCGCCGCAAGGGGCTGCGCCACCTGTTTGAGCGCATTCCCTTGCGGGCGTGGCAGGTGGACCAGTGGATCAGTCAGAGGCTCGGATACCTGGACGAACCGTTCGGGCGCACCGTCACTCCCTACGGGATCATCCGCCTGCGGATGGGGACACTCCGGCTCAAGGCTCCGGGCGACGTCATGCTGAATGTCTCCTTCGGCCAGTACCAGTCGGCCCAGAACCTGCTGATCATGTACTGGGACACGGAGAAGGTGCTTCAGACACTGCTGCGCCGCAATTCGAGCCGCGCGGCCGTGAGGATGCAGAAGCGGCGCATGAGGGACATCCGCTGTCAGTTTCTGGCGGCCCTGTTCAACGAGTCGGTGCGCGAGACCGGAGAAATCCGCGAAGGGCGCTACCTGCGCAAGTACAGCCGCCGAGTGTGGGCATTCTACTCCGGACAGATCCGGAAAAACGCCCGCTGGTTCCGGCCGGTGGAAAGCCGCATGTTCCCCGTCATGGTGCAGTATTTCCAGAGTGTGCAGGAGTCATACGCCAGGATGTATCCCGAACTGTTCACTCCCAACGGGAAAAAGCCGGGGCGCCAGAACCCGATCAAGATCGAGGTGGAAATGGTGAACAACGTGATGAAATACCAGGGCTTCGACGACTACGATGCTGTGTACGACAGCGAGGCGGTGCGCATTCTGGGGATTATGAACGCAATGGCGAAGGAAGCAAAGGAAATTAAGGAAATGAATCAGAGATACAAAGCAAAATGATAACCGAATACAAAAGTGCTTTATATAGAATATCCTACCAGGGAGTGTCAATGATAGAAAATGCCCTGGGTAATCCCAATCTGATACAGATATCAGTTGTGTTGGGGTGCTCTATTATTGTATCTCCTCAACAGGGAGGAGGTATCCAATATCTGCCAAACGGAGAAAGCCGCAAGTGGTTTTTGTACGGGGTCAATACAAAGCTGAATAAGACAGGTCATCATTTTATCTATGCTCGCCTTAATCGGGATGGCGATCAGGCTTATCTCATTTTTTCCGTCAATGATTATGCTATAGACGGAACCATCAACGGAGAGAACCCAAGCCCGGCTTATTGTTATGTAAAGGTTGGGGAAATAACAGAAACTGATGCGCTGGAAGGTGCAACAACACAGAGAAAGATAACATTTGATTTTGGGAAATACCAGACGGATGAAACCCGCGAGGAGAATTACTGGCAGCTAAGATCAGATTCCCAGGGAAATGAATATATAATAACCAAATATCCTGTTTTAACTCAGGGGTCACTTACACAATATGCAACTTTAGATCCTGTTGTACCTTCTATATTTGAAGGGATTCCTTATGATAACCAGACGATATGGTTTAACCCTGCAACACAGAGAGTAGAGGTGATTGGAGGTACAGGTGGCGGTGAAGCAGGATCGGTCAAATGGGTAAACATTACTGGTAAGCCCACATGGATTGGTGATGCCAAACCGACCTATAATTGGTCAGAGATACAGGGTGAAAAGCCTTTCTATACGAAAGAAGAGATCGCTTCAAAATATGTTACTATTGACACCGAGCAGGAGATAACAGCATTAAAGCATTTTACTGCCGGTCTTTCAGTCGGAGAATCAAAGAAAAAGATCTACGAAGAAAACGGTGTTGTCTACATTGATGCAGATGTAGCTGTTACCGGAGCAATGACATTTTATGCAACGGCTGGTAGAACTGTATCAACAATTATGGATGCTGTTGCGGTTGATGGTATTACTATCAAAAAGGAAAACAATGTACTAAAAGCTATAGCTGGTGCAGGAAGTTCCTTCGATGAAAATGCCATGTGGTCTGCACTTTCCGGATCTTCGGACAACCAGATCAACAAGTCGCATCTAACCACGGCTTTGGATGGATATGCAACCCAGAATTGGGTTATAGAAAACTATGCCACTAAATCAGAGTTGTCAGCTGTGTCTAATAAGCTGAATGACTTCTTGGAAGGTTCTGATACGGATGAAATTATTAATAAGTGGAAGGAACTAGAAGCGTTTTTGTCCGGAATGGCAGAAACGGATAATCTCGCGGAAATACTTGAAACAAAGGCCGACAAAAAATATGTAGATAGCACCTTTGTTACGTTGGCAACCAAGCAAACGATCACAGGGGAAAAGACATTTTCCTCTGTGCTGAATACAGCCGCTATCAAGGCATCCGGAGCTATTACAGCACCTTCGCTGGCAGTATCGGACTGGGTTACTATTGCTGGAATTAAGCTGAGAAAATTGGAGGATGGTGCGCTAATGCTGGAAGGAAATCTGGCATTAACAGGTGGTCTCACAACGTATGCGTCTGATGGTGTTTCTTTCCCTTCAATTTATGACGGACTGCCCATAGACAACGATACAATCTACTGGCAAGAAGTTGACGGATCAAGAGTTTTGAAAGCAAGAGAGGGTAGCGGGTCATCTTTTGATAAGTCTGCCATGTGGACGGCATTGGCCGGATCTACCACGGAACAGATCAATAAGTCGCACCTTACTACTGCTTTGACAGGGTACGCAACCGAAAGTTGGGTGTCAGGGAAAAACTATGCTGTTAAAGCTACAACATTAGCTGGCTATGGTATAACAGACGGAGTTAATGATGTAAGTGTTACCGGAACTGGTAATGCCGTAACTGCTGCATCTATTAGCGGTCACACTCTTACTCTGACCAAAGGGGCTACATTTAACAATTACACGCATCCTACGGCTACAGCTACTACCATCACAGCCGCTAATGGAAAAGTCTTGTCCGCTATCACAGTTAATAATCAAGGACATGTAACATCTGTCAGCGGTAAAACACTAGCGGCAGCAGACATACCAACCTTAGAAATATCAAAAATATCGGGTTTACAGGATTCACTGGATGCAAAGTTAGAATCTTCCGCATATACAGCAGCTGATGTTTTGGCCAAATTGAAAACCGTAGATGGCTCTAATAGCGGACTGGATGCCGATTTGTTGGATGGTACACATAAGACTGCTTTATTTACAGCTTTGGCTTCATCCTCAGCGACTAACATTTCTATCACGGTAGGAGGAACAACGAAAAGCATTGCTGACTTATTCGCGAACTCGGCAGCTAAACTTGAAACGGCCCGGACTATTTGGGGACAATCCTTTGACGGAACAAAGCCTGTAACTGGCGCACTGACCAGCGTAACAGATATCACGGGTACCGGCACATTTACAGGTGCCAATTTAAAAGCAACGGACAGTGTATATGTTAATGGAATCCGCCTGCATAAAACCGCAGACGGAGTAATTACCCTGGAGGGCAATCTAGCCGTAACAGGGGGTGTTACTATGTATGCAATAGATCCGGTTTCCGTGTCTACAGTCATGGATGGGGTAGTAGTGGATGGAACGACTATCAAGAAGGAAAACGGCAAACTTGTCGCGGTAGGAGGTGGCGAAACTGGTAATGTGGCATGGGATAATATATCCGGAAAACCTTCTGTATTCCCGACTAACATCGTAAACATCACTGACCTGCATTCTAGCTGGGATTCTGTTCTAGCTGCACAAAAACCTGCATGGCTAACGGCTGTAAGTATAGCAACTATTTCGGATCTGCACGCTAATTGGGATGCATTATTAAAGGCTGCTCCGTCTGCATACGTGACTCGCTGGCCGACTATTTCGGAAGTAACGGGTAAGCAAAATCTAGTGGTAAAGCTAAACGGAGGAACAACAGAAGGAACGAACCAGTTTACTTATAACGCAACCGGGGCTAAGACTATCAATATAACTCCGGCCGGGATCGGTGCGGCCGCAAGCAGTCATAACCATTCATGGAGCAATATTACCAGCGGCAAACCGACTACATTGGCCGGGTATGGAATTACAGACGCACCAACTAAAACGGGTAGTGGTGCTAGTGGTACATGGGGTATAGGAATTACAGGAAATGCAGCTACGGCAAGTAAATGGGCAACAGCTAGAACTATAACGCTAGGTTCGTATTTATCCGGATCTGTAAGTTTAGACGGATCTGTAAATGTAACTCTAAATGCAAATGTTCTAGGTCTTACTTCTCAAGGTAATAAAACCGCTGCTACTGGTAATACCTCCCCTGCTAGTGGTGTAAGACTTTATCAAGTGTATAACAATGGTTATCCAACAACTTACGGTAACTTATTAAGTGTAAAAGGTGGTGGTGCTGGAGAATTATTGCTTAGCTGGAATAATGCCAATAGAATATATTACAGAAGTCTACGAGATAACGGTGATAATTGGCTAGGATGGAATGAATTAGCTTTTATAACAGACAATGTGGCTTCTGCAACGAAGTTAAAAACTGCCCGTACATTATGGGGACGTAGCTTTGATGGAACCGGAAATGTAAGCGGAAATTTAGATAATGTTGGTAATATAAACACCATAGGTGGAACTATTAATGCTAAAGTATTTGCGTACAATCCTTCTGATAATCACGATGGCTTGCCGTGGTATGGTATGGCCCACTACGGAAATAATGTTATAGCTATATCCGGATATGGAGGAATCGAATTATTTACATCAGCAGGTAATGTTTTAGCAATAGGAACAGATAATAAAGTTTATGCAAATTCTTATGTAGCAAGTAATTCGTTTAGAAGTACTGGAGATACAGGATGGTATAACGAAAAATGGGGTGGAGGATGGTATATGTCCGATAGTAATTTTTTAAGATCGACTAATGAAAAATCAGTTTATATTGGTAACGGATCTTATAGAACTGCCGGAGGTGGATATGCTGCAAATAACATAAATAATGCTTCTGAGGTTTTTAGTTGTAGGTTTATGTCGGAAAGTATTGCTGGTATTCCAGCCGGTAATATACGAAATATATTAGGATGGTATGATTCAGCAGCTAGTGGATGGACTACATCTTATATAATTGGAAGCAAGCGTAATTATAACAACGACTGGGGAGAAATGACTTTTGGAGTATATAGATACGAAGGCAGTAGTAGGTCTATGAGAATGCTTATGACGCTAGACGGTGCAGGACAAAAACTATATATTGAAGGTAACATTCTTGCCACTGGCGGTAGTTCATTCTATGGATCAGATATACGATACAAATCAATCATTCATCCTGTTATGTTATTAGCATTAAATAAAATAGCAGAAGCACCTTCATTTGTGTATCGGTGGAATAGACCTAATATGAATCAAAATAGGCTGAATTTGGGAGGATCGGCCCAATATACTCAGTCAATCCTTCCGTGGGCTGTTGAAAATAGCAATAACTTCCTATCTATGGACTATGCAACGGTAGCCTACACATTCGCTGTACACACGGCTAGACATTTGATGAACTATGAAACAAGAACCGATAAGAAAATCAAGAAACTTGAGAACAGAGTTAAATATTTAGAGAAACAACTTAAAAAGCTAGGCTATGAAGAAGCTAGTATTGTGGGTGATTCGGGTGTTTAAGCTCGACATTCCAACCGAAAAGGTAATTGAAAAGGTGGTTGAGAAAGAAGTGTACCTTCCGCATGAAGGTGTTATCTATGGCAATGTCACTATTAAAGGTGATGTTGTTGTACTAGGAGACCTTAAGGTCGAAGGTAATTTAACTTGTTATACTAAAATTAAGGAGGGCTAACAATGGCAGTATATGAAATTTTACCTGCAACAAATTTAAAGTGGGATGATATCCGTGATACGTTAAACGCAAATGGAGGTAATGTCAATAATATGGCTATAACAGCATTTCAGAGTGGGGCGAATATCCAAAGATGGGCTAAATATAAGCCTGTTGTATATTATAAGGATTTTACATCAATGGAAGAAGAATGGTGGAGAGGTGACGATCTAAAATGCGGACTTACCGTTCGATATTCTCCTACTGACGGTGATATTATAGATATTTACAAAAGAGGTGACGCATATACTTATAATTACCTTACTAAAGGCCCTTACAGATTGGGAGATTTTAGGGGGTATTATCCAAAGGCAGAGCCTTATATAAGGACTAATGTTCCTCAAGATAAAGTGTTTGAATGGGATTTCAATAATGACGGGGATATGATGTTGCCTATACAGGTAGTAAGGCAGTCCGATACAAGTCTTACAATTAATGATGTAAAACTTCCATTAGACATGGGTAACTTGCATATATTAGTTGAAAGATATAATAAGAACCCAATAGAAGAAGATGATGCTTTAGCTAAAGATTCACAATATTTTTCTATTACAGGAACCTTCCCTTATGTAGAGTTTAGAGGTCTCAAGTCTGATTATAATGTTCAATATTTCTTGCTTTCATTAACAGACAAAAGTATTAATGGATATGAAGTACCAATGCCATACGATGAAAAAAACGCGTATCTTATCAAAATTAAGAATATCGCAAAAGCTGTAATTACAGGTAGTATATCACAATTTGCATTGTCTACAAAAAAGGTTTGGTCAAATGTAAGTGATTATTTGGAAACTCCTTATGATTCAAACGGAGGTTCATCTAGTCCTGTATTGTTTAAATCATCAATCAAAAACCTAAGTACGGCAGCTATTACATTTAATAATACGGATTCTGCCGTAAGATCTCATACGATTAAGATAAAAGCTACAGGAGAAGTAAACGGAGAATATAAAGAGTATAATATTGATTGTTCTATATGGAATGGGTTTGACGGAGCAAGCACTTCGAGTTTGGTCATATCTCCATCTCAAACGAAAGAAGTTATCTTCGGCACGTCAGAAGGGCTTTTCGATAAATTTAGAGAGGCTGGGAAAAATAATTTGATATATATCAATGCCGTAGTTGTAAATAAAAACACTAAGTCAGAAAATACTATTAGTTCAATTAGAATAATGATAAATTAAAAATAGGATAACCTTTAAAAATTATAGTTATGGCAAAACAAGTAAAATTAGTGATCAACAACCGCAATGAGCAGGTGAATTACGATTCAAACGGAAAGGAATCCGGCAGCAACACATCAGCAAGCTATAATGTAGTTTCTGAGACCGGTGAACAGATAGGATCAGTCAATGTTTCCAATTCATTTAACGTGTACGGGAATGTCACTTCCGAGGAATATTCCGAAGCGATGGCTTCCCTTAACCAGAAGATCGCTGAAGCGTTCAAGACCTTCAATGATACAATTACATCTAATTCAATTATCTAACCTAAAAAACAGGAATTATGAAACTGGAGAAATTAGTGATAGCATATAAAATGCTGGATGATGCCAAGATCAAAACAATGGATGACAAGGACGCAATCAAAATTATCAAAAACCGGAAGGCTATGCGTCCCCACGTTGAATCGTACGACGTTTTGCTGAAGGATGCGCAGGAGAAGTTCAAACCGGACAATATCGAGGTTATGCAGGAAAAAGCAAGCAAATGGAAGGAGCTGTCCGCTGAAGAACGTAAGTTCGTTAATGAAAGCTTCAAAGCATATCAAGAAAAGGTAGATGCTGTCTGTAAGCCGGAACTGGACAAAGAAGTAGATATCACTTTGGACAAGCTTTCCGAAGACGGGGTTCTGAAACTGGCCAAGGAGAATGAATGGCCGATGAACAAATTGGATACATTGGACATCATGCTGGAGTAAGTATGGAACAGCTGAGTGAAATATCCAATATTATTGGCGGGATAGTAACTACTATCCTGCTGCCCCTGTTAGGCGTTTTTCTGTTTTATGATCAGAAAAAGCGCAAGGAAGAAGCAGCCGCACGCAAGGCTGAAGCTGACAATATCACCAGTTATGCGGCTGAATGGAAGGAGCTATACGAGAAGAAGGAAAATAAAGTTCACGAACTTGATGCAAAGATAGACCAGCTTTATGCTGAGAAAAACGAGGACAGGCAACGGATCCGTGAATTGATGGAGAAAAATCAGGAACTGGAATTAAAGAACCAGTCGCTTGAAATTACGAAATGTAAGAAAAGGGGGTGTCCAGACAGGGAGCCGCCAAGTGATTATTAATTAAGGAGGAGAAGAAATGAATAAGATAGACGCAATTGTAGTTCACTGCTCGGCCACACGTGCTGGGCAGGATATAGGAAAGAAGGAAATCACCCAGATGCACCTGCAGCGTGGGTTCAGCACGATCGGGTACAATTATGTGGTAAGGCTGGACGGGACGGTAGAAGTTGGCCGCTCGCTCACCATCGCCGGGGCACACTGCAACAGTAAAGGGTTCAGCGGGCTAAGTTACAACAAACATTCCATTGGTATCTGCTACGTAGGTGGTACGGATGCGCACGGCAAGGCCGCTGATACTCGGACGCCGGCCCAGAAGAAAGCATTGCGCGAACTGATCGCCAAGTTGATCAAGCAGTACCCAGATATTAAAGAAGTGCTCGGCCACCGTGATACCAGTCCTGATCTCGATGGTGACGGCATTGTGGAGCCTAACGAGTGGATCAAAATGTGTCCGTGTTTTGATGCTGCTGCAGAATACAAAGATTTGCTTCCATGAGCCTGTACGACTACATAATTAAGAAGGTGAGCTGGTGTATTACGCTGGCTCCCTTCATGTGCATGATTCTTGTGTGTTCCTGCCGGACGGTAAAGTACGTGCCGGTAGAAAGCAAGGCTGATAGTGTCGTAGTGGAGAAGCTGGTGGAAGTTCAGTTACCGCCAGACAGCGCCACTATCCGTGCATTGCTGGAATGTGACGAGAACGGGAAAGTCGTACTGAACTGGCTGGATATCGCTAATAGCAAGAACGCCCAGGCACAGCTGACTATTGACAGTCTGGGAAACCTTCTGGCAAAGATGAATACACAGCCGGACACGGTCTACCTGCCATCTAAAGAAGTGACGGTTACAAAGAAAGTGAAAGAACCATATCCAGTAGAAAAAGAACTTACACGCTGGCAAAAGATCAGGCTGAATGTTGGTGGCTGGGCCATAGGGATAGTGATTATCACGGTTCTTATTGTTGTAGGGAAATTGGTTTATAAACTCAAAAAATAGGAAGGAGGTGTGCTATGAAGTAAGATTTATCTCCCTTTTGAAACGAAAAGCAGCGTCCCCGGCAAGCGTGTCGGGGATTTATTGTTTATACAGGTTTAGTTGTATATAAGTGTAAAAAAATGTATAGAGTTTGGTACGATTTGTCAGTAAAATTGTCCTTCAGGCTTATTAATAGTTTCTGTGCTTGTAGTTAATAAAATGATAATTAATACTATACATTATATCATTATGTTAACATTCTTTGCGAACTAAAGCTTAGTATTGAATTAATATACCGCTTTTATACGTATATATCTGTATTTTTTATCCTTCATATTTTATATACCCTTTTCTACTTTTGAACCGTTATTCTGATAGGTAGAATATCCAATACCGATAGTTATTCGGAAGGAAGGAGGTAAAAATGAAAAGGATAATTGCATTAATTATTTTATTGGCTATATTATTGACTGTAAGGTCTATCGTAAAAAGTATTGAATAATTAATAAGCCCCGACCAGATTAATATCTGGAAGGGGCTATATACTTTTATAACAATTTCTTATATTCATTTGCAATTTATCTCAATAATTTCCCCAAAGTTTGTCGTATAGTGCTTGGATAGTTGTTCCTGCTTTAACTTCCAGCCTGTTCCATTCCCTTGTATGGCTAGCTTAACTGATTTCCCATGCTTGCCATTGATGGAGTCGACAGCGTCCATCAACCGGTCTCTTTTGTCTCGATCTATCGTGTCAAACAGATTCCGCTGTACGTTATAGGCAATTTCCGTGATAATAACGCCAGCCTTTTTGTATTGATATCCTCTGAGAAATATGCTCCTTAATCCAGTCAGGGCGTAATGTACTATTTCCTGTGTGTCGTTAGTTGGAACCGGCAGATTCACAGAAACACTTTTCCAGTATTGTGGCATATCATCTCGGAAACGGTTCGTTTGAATGAAGACCAAGAGTGATACGGCATATCCTTTCTGCTCCCGTAATTTTTGGGCACAGGTCGAAGCAAATGTCGACACAGCTTCATCCATCTGCTCAATGTTGTCAATCATCTGACCGAAGCTACGTGAGGTACATATCTGCTTACGTGGCGTTGTGTTCTCGGTGATGCAGGGTATTCCATGTAGTTCTTTCCAGGTACGTTCACCTACAACTGTCATGTATTTGCGTACCCATGAGCCAGATAGTTGGGTGAAATCGTAAGCAGTCTTTACACCCTCTTTCTCCAGTTTTGCAGCCTGACGGCGGCCTATGCCCCACACGTCTCCGATAGCGAACAGACGCAGGGCCTTCTCCCGCTTCTCGTCTGAGTCGATACAGCAGACGCGCTTGTAAGCGGGGTATTTCTTGGCGAATTTATTGGCCATCTTTGCTAGGGTACGGGTTGGTGCTATGCCAAGACTAACAGGAATGCCAGTGCCTTTATATACTTTATTGACGATGGAAGTTCCGAGACTCTGATAATCCGTAATGCCATCCAAGTTTACAAACGCCTCGTCAATGGAATATACTTCTATGTCCGGCACCAAAGATGAAAGGATAGACATTACTCGTGCGGACATATCCCCATAAAGAGTATAGTTAGATGAGAAGACTGCTATTTCGTGTTTCTCTACCAGTTCACGTATCTGGTAAGCTGGAGTACCCATCGGGATACCCAATGCTTTCGCTTCGTTGGAGCGTGCGATGATACATCCGTCGTTGTTACTTAACACGACTACGGGCTTACCGTTTAGCGAAGGATTGAACACCCGTTCACATGATGCGTAGAAGTTATTGCAGTCCATTAGCCCGAACATAGTTTACCTCCTTCTTCGGTTTTTCTTGATTGTATAAGTGACTATACCCCAAACCAGAAAATCGTTGTCTGCGGTTACCTTGATACGTGGATAATTAGGATTGGATGGTACCAACCAAATGGCGTCGCCTTCGATAGATACCCGCTTCACTGTAAATTCTCCGTCTACATAGCATACGGCCAAATCACCTTCAATCAGTTCAAGAGATTTATCAATAACGAGAATGTCCCCTTCTTCAATACCTTCATCCTTCATGGAATCGCCAACCACACGGCCGTAGAATGTGCTGAATGGGTGCTTAATAAGCTCCTTGTTCAGATCAATGGCCTGCTCCATGTAGTCTTGAGCGGGACTTGGGAACCCAGCACGGATGCCTTCATCTGCATATGGTAAGGACAAAGAAGTAGAAAGATCTACTAGATGTATTTCAATATTCTTTTTCATGCAGCAAATGTAGGTATATTGCATGAAAAAACAAAGTAGGTAGCCCAATGGCTACCTACCTTTTTACGACAGAAATATCCAATAATGATTTTGCATATTAAAGTCTTTTCACTTCAAAAGACACTTGTATCTCACGTGGTTTATCCTTATAATTTTGATAAACGTAACACTCTACCATTTCACCTTTGAACTTTTGAAGTTTTCTGTTTAAATACTCCTTCACTTCATTCTTGCAAGAGAAGTAAAGATTCATTTCGTCCAAAACAGGTTCATCTGTTCCAATCCATGCTTGTAAGGAGCACGGGCATCTTTCAATGATTTTCATTTCAAAAATAATTTTAAGTAACGGCTACATTGTCGTATACATAAAATAACGAATAAAGTGTCAGACAAATCATCCTCTCATCATCATAATATCAGACCTCAGTTCGATGTACTCCTTATACTTTTCTGGATTATTCACGTAATCAATCACTCGGGAAATGGCCATATCAGCCTGTTTCTGTCGAACTTTAGTATAGTATCGAATAACTCCCTTAGATTTGTCCGAGTGTCCTAAGCAGTAGTCTATAATTCCGTCTGGAATGCCGATTTCTGAGGCATACTGAGCAAATGACTTTCGGGCTGAGTAGTAAACAACCTTTTCGGTTATTCCCAGTTTCTTTGCTAGGGACGCGAGCGAACGAGTGAGATATCGTGAAAAATTAGGGTATGAGAACTTGTAGCCGAAGTCTAGCCTGCCAGTATTTTTGTTCATCCATTCTTTGATTATCCCCTTCGCTTCTTCAGGTATGGTGAAGCTGATTGTTCTTGCCCCGATGGCAGTATTTTTGGTCTTTGTCCGGACATATTCCAGAACTTCTGTATCTCTGAAATCAATCTGAAGTAAATCTATAAGATTAATTCCTCCCAAATAGAATGAAAGGCAGAATAGGTCGTGTGCTACATGGTATTTTTTTTCTTTAGGGGTAGCTAATCTGATTCTATTGAATGCTTCCAGTGAGATATCAATTTCTCTGACCGGAGAAGCTGGAATAATATAATCAATGAACGGGTGTACGCTATAATTAACCATCCTTCGTTTCACTCCTTGATTGATGATTACTTTGATATGCCGCATGACTGTGCCCTCAGTTGCTACACTGAGGCATTTATTCCTTTTAAGGAATTTCGAGAATCCTGCAATCAATTCAGGAGTGATGTCCATCAGTGCAATGTCACCGTGTAGAAATTCACAGAAGTATTTTTCGCTCAATCTGATAATGCTTGCATACTTATCCCGTCCGTCCAGAATGAGTTCTTTGATGTACTCTGTTGAAACACTTTTGAATGTTGAAGATTCTGAGGTTCGTACATTTCTTGATATAATATCCTTCAATTGCCTGCATGTGTACATTGATTGGTTCTGTACTTCGTTTAGTTTTTCCTGATATGCATTGAGAAGGCTCCTGAGATGCATGTTCATCATGCTTGCATCAGGTCTTTTTTGGATAAGTCCGTTTTTGAATTGATTCTCAGAATCAATGAGATAACGTGTTAAAATGTAACATGTTTCTCCTTTGTGACATAGAGCAATTCTGATTTTGTGCTTTCCGTTTTTAAGAACCTTAGCTTTGAAAATTGTAAGTTTTAACGTTGCCATAATAGATTAAATTAAAAAGGATAAGTTTTCGGACATGTAAAATCACTCGAAAGTGAGTTGATTTTCCTTTTTTTTAATCTATAAACAGGAGATAGGGGAGAAACAAAAAGAGTAAATCAACTTGTAAAATTTTGATTATCTACAACTTAATTTACTCCCAACTAGTGTACACCCTCAGGGATTCGAACCCTGGACCCACTGATTAAGAGTCAGTTGCTCTACCAACTGAGCTAAGAGTGCAT